TCAGCCGGCAAAATTCGCCATCTGGGTCGGCTCGAGCCACTCGATCTCCACCTGCTCCAGATACCGTGCCGTCATCTTCGGATCCGTGTGGCCACCGAGCTTCTGCGGATCCTTGCCCTGAGCCTTTGCGTCGGTCAATGACTTTCGACGCAGATCGTGAAAGTGCATGTTCTGCAGGAATCCTGCAACGGGCTGGACGCCAGCTTCGACGCATTCCTTTTCGTAGGCCTCGCGCGCCCGGGCAATGGCACGCTTCCATGCAGTCTGCGCGCCAGCGTAGGTGTAGGGCTTGCCGGTCGTGGTGTGGATCACCGTCAGGCCTTTCACCTGCGCACCGTCATCGTCCCCGCCGGCGATGCTGTTCGCACGCGCGAGCACGTCCCGAAGCTGCGGTGTCATCTTGACTGGGACCGTCACGCCGGTACTGCCGCTTGTTTTCGATGGGCGGAAGATAATGCCTTCCGGCCGGACATCACCCCGGCGCAGCGCAAGGAGGTCGCCGATCCGCTGGCCGGTGATGACGGCAAGGTCGATCAGGCAGACAATCATTGGGCCGCTCTCGGTCGCTTCCCCGTCGCGGCCCACCATGGCAGCCGCGCGCACTCGGCGCAGCTCGTCATCGGTGATGTACCGCCACCGCTTGGGCTCGGCCATGCCGCGGATGTCTCGGCATGGGTTGTCATCGCGCAAGCCGCGGCGGACTGCGAACCCGAATAGCAGCGACAGCAAGGCCTTGTACTTGTTGGCCATGTTGGGCTTGTCGCCGAACTTCCCATCAAGGAAGGTGGCGATGATGGAGGGCCGCACCTCGTCGACGTCGTATTCTTCGAACTCGTCCTTGACGATGTCGGTCATCCGCTTGTATTCGAGTCGGGTTTTCTCCGCATACTTTGGCATGACCTTGGCCTGCCAGTCATTGACCAAGGTAACCATCGAGCCTCGCGGCTTGTCGGCCTCGGCGATGCGGTCGGCGTAGGCCTTCAAGGCGTCAGCCAAGCACTGCTGTTCGGTCTTGCCTTCGGCTCGCACAGGGCCGAGGCGGACATGCTTGTTGCGCCGGAAGCCGGCCGGCACGAGCAGATAGTAGGCGCCGTGGTTTTCCACCATGCGGCGCGGCAGGTGTTTGCCGTTCTTGCGGGGGCGGTTCATGCTGCCTTGCGAAGGAATTTCAGTTGCGGGACGCGTTCGGATTTCGCCTCGGCACGCGTCTTGAGCTCGAGATAGTGGTGCCGGCAGACGCTGACGCTACCGTCTGGCCTGGTATGCACAGGGATGCCCAGTCTCTCGAAGTAGCGGCGCTGGCGCGCCGGCTGCTTGTATCCGGTCACCTCGTAAATTTCCGATTCGGTCATGGTCAGCGTGTCCATGCTGCTCCCTCTGCAGTCCGCATAGCGGTCGTCAGTTCGGCCATGGCGTCGTGCGAGCCGCCGCGGTCTGGGTGCGCATCTTGAGCGCGCCGGCGATACGCCGCGCGGATCACGCTGATATCGCGCTCCCCCGGCGGCACGCCGATAATCTCCCGCCAGCTCCGCGGCGCGCCGGGCGATGGCAGGGCCGTGAATCCAGTAAAGGCGCGATCGAGGATCTGCGCACCGCCGTGCCGCTCAATGGCGCGCATGGCCTCCAGCGTGGCCGCAACGGCCGCCAGGTTGTCGGCCACTGTGGTGTACCGGTCGATCGCCATGACGCGCCGCGCGCCGCTGCGCTCCTGCCAGTAGACGGCGACACCGGGGTCGATGGGCTCGCGCGCGCTGGAACGTGGCAAGCCATCCAGCCGGGTCGGCACGTTCGTACTGATGATCGTGTCGCCCTCGCGGATGCCGAAGCGCTCGAGCTCGGCCAGCACCCGCCGTACGCCATCGCTGACGGTCAGGGCCTTTCTGGTGACCCACGATGACTCGCCGCCATCGGAATACCGCACCGTCCGGCGCTCGCCCTTTCCGAACCGAGCCTCGCTGCGCTGAGCAGCCGTCTTGCGCGGCCAGCCTTCTGGCCATGCCAAGGGGTATCGCGTCATCCGTTGATCCTCGGAAATTCGATCACCCAGACCCAGGGGTTCGCTGCCCACGCGCCGGCGCCGTTCAGTTCCTCCCAGAGGATGGCGAAGCTCCGTTGCGGGTGGCCGAGCCTGCGGCCGAGCTGCTCTCCGGTCTCGCCTGTCAGCGGATACGTGCTCTCGATGGTGCCCGGGTCGAACATTCCCTCGGCAATGGCGTCTTCGTAGCTGATGTCCTGCAGGCGTTCGACCCGCACGCCGGTGACCTCAAGCACCAGCCGGCACGCCGTGCGCGGCATGTGGATGCTCGGGCGCCAACGGATGCCGTCGTACTCGTGCCCCCGATCGGCGCGGTAGCAGGCTTGGTTGTGCACCCCAGGGAAGTCTGGGTTGAAACCCCACGTTTCGCGTACCCACAGGCGGTCGCCAGGCTGGCCGTAAGGGCAATGCTGCGCCCAGCCACCGATAATGCTGCCGCCGTCGAAGGGGTAGAAGCAGTCGCGATCGCTAGGGTAGTGGTAGATGCCGACCTCGCGTGTGCCAGCCGGCGGCTGCGGCTTCACGACCCGCCGCGTCTGCGTCTTCCGGCCGTCGAGAATGGCGCGCACCATGGCGCCGGAGAAGAGAATGGGGCGTTCTTTGGTCATGCTAGGATTCGCCGTTCCCAAAAAAGATGGAAAGGACGGGAGAAGATGGATTGGCTCACTTTTATCTCCAAGCTGATAGAAGCCGTCGCTTGGCCTGTTGCGGTACTGGTTATCGTCAAGACATTTAAGAAGCAACTTCTTGCGCTGGCCCCCGCCCTGAAAAAGCTCTCGTTCCCAGGCGGGCTGGAGGCCGAGTTTGAATCGAAGCTGGAGAAACTCGAAGTTGATCCGGAACTTGATGCGAATGCAGGCACATCCCCTGTTGTACAGCCCACTCTTCCCGTTGATACGACGGCACTGCGCGCGAATCCGACTGGCGTCGTCATGGAAAAATGGAAGGAGATCGAGGCGGCTGCGCGTACCCTTATTTCCCGAAGCCCAGGCGCGAATCGCCTGTACGTCATTTCGCTGAATTCGCACCAACTGGGCAAGGAGCTTCTCCGACGCGAACTCATTACGTCGGAGCAGGCCGGCTGGTTCAGTGAACTGCGAGCGCTCCGCAACATGGCCGCGCACAGTCAGCTTTCGATCTCGCCAGATCAAGTCGAACGCTATGTCGAGTTGGCAAATCGGCTTCTTGGTTCTCTTGCCGATAAACTGTTTGCCACCGATCCGGCGGCTACCACGAGCCAGCCCGCAGCGCGGTAATTGCACTGCAGCGCTTTGTACATTGGTGTCAATCCGCAAAAGGCTCACGCTGCCACTCCCATCTTCACTTCGCGCGCCGACCAGACGGCCAAGTCAGCTACGTTCGCACGCACCAGCGCAGCAGCCATCGGCGGACTCACGCTGTTGCCACACATCCGCACCTGAGCGTGCTTCGGCAGCGGGCGGCCATCGATGACCGGCGCGATCACGTAGCTGCTCGGGAACCCCTGCGCGGCGTAGAGCTCGTGCGGCTCCAGCATGCGCATGCCGATGTCCGCAATCTGGTATTGCTCGCCGGCCACGGTCACCAGGCCGAGCCGGTCCTTGGTCGGGATGGTGTGCATCGGGTCGCGGCAGTCCTGATCCTGGCCGCCCTCGCTGTAGTACTTCACCAGGAAGGCCCGCACCTCGCCGATGTGCGTGCCGCCTGCCGTTACGGTCGGCGCCGGCGCGTCTGTGGCGCTGCCCGTGCAGTCGCCGCGCAGCTTCACCAGGTGGGACGTCGCTATGGCCGTGTCGCCCTTCGCCGTGATCGTCTGCATCGGCTCGCCGGCGTCCCGTGGGCGGCTTTGGCCGGCACGGCCGCCGCAGCCGACAAGCTGCGCCGACACCAAGGCATGGTGGTCGGTGGTGGTGATCGTGCTGGCCGGCTCCTGCAGGGCGACGCCCGGGCCGTCATAGTTCCCGCCGTAGTGCTTCGCAAGGAAGGCCGAGACCAGTGCGTGCTTGGCGCCGCCGGCCACCACGGTGCCGAGCGGCTTGTCCAGACCTGGCGCGCGCGGCGCCTGGCCGGCCCGCTCGCCGTATCCGGTCTGCACCAGCGTCGGGGCGACAATGCCAAGCGCGTGCGGCGCGCCGGCGGGATTCTCCTTCGGCCCGGCGGTGATTGTCGGCATCGGGTCGCGCAGGTCGGCGCCGGTTGAGCCGGTGCGGAACTTCGTCAGATGCGGAGCGAAAAGGCCAGTGTCGGGGTTGTATCGGTACTGCACGACAAAAGGCTCGGCCGCGTCGATCACGTAGCGGCGCAGACCGCGCGCGATACGGCGCTGTGTGGCCTCGGCCAGCGGGCGCTTGCGCTCGAAGATGGACGGGCAGGGGATCGACCAGTCGATGCACTCTGCCGCCGTCCGCCACGGCTTGCGCTTGCGAGCCTTCACCTCGGCGCTGCCCGGGGCGCCGTGGGTAGGCTCCGGCCAGATGATGGGCTGGCCGTCGCAGCGCGCGATGAGGAACAGGCGTTTGCGGATAGTCGGCGCGCCGTAGTCGCAGGCGCGCAGCTCGCGCCATTCGACCGTGTAGCCCAAGCCGTTCCGGAGCCGCTGCGCCATCGGGTTGTCCACCGCGAGGCCCAAGACCTCGCAGGCCTCAAGGAAGGCAGGGTGGTCCGCCGCGATGCCGGTGGTGAGCATCGCGACGAAGCCATTGAAGGTTTCGCCCTTCCGATCTGGATCGGGATGCTGTTCGCCGGTGCTCAGTTCGATGAGCGGGCCCCATGTCACGAATTCCTCGACGTTCTCCAGGAACATCACGCGGGGGCGCACCAGCAGCGCCCAGCGGAGCTTCACAAAGGCCAAGCCTCGAATGTTCTTGTCGCGCGGCTTGCCGCCCTTCGCCTTGGAGAAGTGCTTACAGTCCGGCGAGAACCACGCCAGGCCGACAGGGCGGCCGCGGGTCAGCTTGAGCGGATCAACGTCCCACACGCTCTCGCAATGGTGCTCGGTCTGCGGATGGTTGATCGCGTGCATCGCCACGGCTTCGGGATCGTGGTTGATGGCGATGTCGACGTGCCGGCCGAGTGCAAGCTCGATGCCGCAGCTCGCGCCACCGCCGCCGGCGAAGTTGTCGACGATCAGCTCATGGCTGATGTCCAGCAGGAACTGATCGCGGATCATGCTACGATCCCTGCAAAAAAGTTGGGGGTCAAATGAGAGTCGGTGAACCCGAAAGCCTCGTGATCGCAGCAGTGTTCGGTGGGCTCGTCGGAGGCTTGGCGCTTGCAACAGCTTGGAACTTCAATCCGGACAAAGACTTCTGGGACATCCTTACTGCAATAGGCACCGTGAGTTCGGCTGTTGTGGCGGTCGGCATTGCGTTGCGGGACGCCGCATGGCGCCGGCAAACGCAAGAGTCCGAAGCCCTCATTGCGTGGGCAATGCTCGCTCCCGAAGTCGTACAGGTAAGGGACGCGCTTTCCGAAGTATCGGAGTATTTCCATGGGCCAATCATTTTCCCCGGCATGGTAATGACTACTGAGGCTCGCCAATTTCCGGATCGTTTGAACCTGACATTCGCACCAGGGTTGATCGATAAATTGGCCTTTCTTCCCGATGGTCGGGGTACTCGTATCGCTGCGGCTATGGGTCTGCTCCCGGCTATTAAGGAGAGAATTGCCGTCCTCGGATCGGGTGTGGCTCGCCAGAACACGCGTGCAATTGTTGGCGACATTCGCGCCTTGGCTGACGCGGCCGTTGCGCATTTTGACTATGCGATCGATCCAGCCAAGCGATGAGTGTTTGCGATCGGTAATCTGATCAACCATGTTCGCCTCCGCGGGCTTCCTCGGTGGCCCACTGCGCGCTCGGCTGCGGGGCGGCGTACACAATGCGAACAGCGTGGCCGTACGAGAGGTTGTATCGATAGCTGGCTTCGGTCTGGTCAATCCACGAGCCGTCGGCCTTACGCATCTGATGGATCGGCTCCCCGCTCGGCGCGGCGCGGGATAGAACTTCCCGCACCAACTCGCGGCAGTCGTTGCGAAGGCCCGGGGCCACGTTCCCGATGAAGCGCGAAATCAGGCGCTCGATTTCGTCGTCCGTCAGCCCCGCGGCCTGCGCTGGCAGCGCCGCGTAGAGCGGCACGCGCGAAACGTAGTCCATGTCCTTCCCGTGGCGCTCCATGTAGGCGGCGCACACCATCTCGGATTCACCGTCGGCACACGTCACGTCATAAGCGTAGGGCGCCGTCTGCGCTGCCGGCTGCTGCGCGAGGGCGTGCATCGCCTGGTAGCACAGCTTCGCCTCTTCGGCCCACGACGATCCGGGCCGGTTCTCCTGTCCATCAATGAGCGAGCGCGCGCCCGCGACAATCATTTCCTCGGTAACGGGCGCTCCCCGCTCCACCGCTTCCTTGTCCATGTCAGATGTCCTTGATCGATGCCAGAAAGGCCGCCATCGGCCCGAACTTCACCCACCGCGAGATCGGCCAGTGCGGGTTTTTCACAGCGGCGCGCTTCACTTCGCGCGCCAGCTTCTCGAGCTGCGCGAGCTGCAGCGCCTGGATGGCGTGCGCCTGGCTCGCGATCTCGTAGCGTTCGTCGGCCAGCGCGGCCGCACGCTCGGCGGCCTGCAGTCGCTGGCGCAGTTCCGCGTTTTCGCGCTTGAGCGCCGTCGAGTCGCGCGCGAGGTCGACGATGTCGGCCTGCAATCGCTGCTGGGCGCGCGAAAGTGGGGTACCGATGGGCCAGTTCATGACGTCATTCCTTCCCGTGCTCGTATCCGAAATGCTGGATGCGCAGGTCAGGCGCACGGCCTTCCTCGAAGATGCTTTGGGCTAGGTCGGAGACGTTGATGTGGTGCGTGTAGCCCAGATCCCGCGCGCTGGCTATGCGGTTCTTTGCGATTTCCTCGGCACGATTCCAGGTCATGTCCACCCATAGGCGTTGACCGTAGTGGGGCTTGTGATCGGGTGCGTAGGTGTCGCTTGCAAAGGCAACGTGAGTCATGCCCATGCCGTCGCCGCAGCTAGGGCATGGCGCACTGAAGGGCGTTACGCCGTCGCGGCTGTTCCAGATGACCTCGTGGTGTCCGCACCGACAGGCGTAGTGCATCAGGCAGAACGCTTCGGCGTGGTGGTGCCCTTGCGGCGTCAGGCGTTGCTTGCTCATGGTTGTCGTCTCTATTCGGGTGGGCCGCCTGCGACTTCCTGCCAATCAGTTGGAGTCGTCGCACGCTGTTTTTCGGGACTCGGCGTTGTCCCGCCGCAGGTGGCCCGTTGAAGGGTGGGGTACTCGCTGCGTCCGCTTACTGCCCGTAGGCTTGCCTCTCGGCCTTCTTCACCGGCATCCACTTTCCCCCGTTGATCGTTACGCCGCCTCGGGCAGCTCTTCGGGCTCGTCGTGCCGCAGGCTCATGTGCACTTCCTGGCCGAGCAGGGACAGCAGCTTCGCAGCGGTCTTCTCGTCGGGATGGACCTGCGCGCGGAAGTTGACGAACACGGTGCCGCCTTCCTGGAAATCGAACTGAACCTTGTTGATGCGCGCTTCGTCGAGCACGATGTCGTCGGCCGCGCGCACGCCGTTGTGAAAGGTCAAAACGTGGTGCTCCCAGTCGCCCGCCCACTTCACCGGGCCGATGCTCGGGTGCTTCAGGTTCGGCAGGTATCCGGGGTCGGTCACCAGGTCGCCCTGCACGGACTCGTCCTTGTGGTAGAAGCTCGCCTTCAACATGGGCGAGAACAGCGACAGCACGTCGTTGGACAGCCGCGCTTGCAGCTTCAGATCGACGGCCAGCACCGGCTCGTCGCCGTGCTTCTCGTTGCGCGTGTTGATGTGGGTGATCTTCACCAGGTCTTGATCGAGTTCGAGCATGGGCGGCTCCTGTGGAATAGAAAGGGCCGGGTGCAGCGCCGGCCAAGGGGGATCGGTCAGGCGGCGCGGGCGGACATCACCGCGTCGGGGTACGCCTCGACGCCGGGGATGCGCATGGCTTCTTTCTGCGCCTTGGCGAGCTGGTTCAGCGCCGACTGGTTGATGTCGACCAAGTGCTGGTGCTCCGGGTGCTCGGCGATGAAGCGGATCAGCGCCATCTTGTCGACGCAGCGCGCTTTCCAGTTCTGGCGGGTCGACAGGCCGGTCACCTTCGGCGCCGCGGTGGCCACCGGTACCGGCGCGGCCGTCACGAGCTCGGCTGCGGTGGCGATCTGCTGCGCCTGCTCGGCGCCGGCGGCAGCAGTGCGCTCCGCTTCAGCCTTCAGTTCTTCGGCCTTCTGCTGGTCACCCGCGGCGGCGGCCGCTGCTGCCTCGCGGGCAATGCGCTCGGCTTCCTCGCGTGCGGCGCGCTCGGCTTCCCGTGCCTCGGTCTCGATGCGCTCGCGTTCCTTCCGGGCGGCTTCGTCGGCGGCGCGCCTGGCCTCGTCAGCCTTGCGCTGCTGCTCGCGGTCGTAGGCGAGCAGAGCGCCCTTGAGCGTCGCCTCGGCCAACTCGAGGTAATCCTTCGGCGCACGGAACAGGTCGTTCACGGCCCGCAGCGCCTGATTCAGCGGGCCGGTGATCGACGTGCGCTGATCCTCGACCTGCTTCATCAGCGCCTTGACGCCCTTCAGATCGTCGCTGGCGAGCTGGTACATGGTCGGGCTGTCGATGACGTAGCCCTGCGCGCTCTGCAGCGCCTTCTGCGCCTTGCCGGCCAGCACGACGGCGGCGCTGGCGTCATAGGCGATCGTGCCTTGGGTATTGGTGGTCATGATGTCGTTCTCCAGGCCGCGATCAGGCGGCGTGCTTGTTGCGGTAGCGGTGCAGCGTCAGGCAGGACAGGAACACGGCCCAGTCCTCGGAATCGGTCATCGCGTGCAGTCGGTAGGTGCCGTCGTCGCGCAACTCGACGGCGTAGCGGCCCTGAACGCGCCGGCCGGTCTCGTGCTCGACTGCGTTCTTGTAGGCGGCCAGCTGCGGGCCGTAGCTCGGGTACATCGCGCCGGTCTTGATGTCGAGCACGCAGAGCTTGCCGTCCATCATCACCAGGCGATCGTAGGTGCCGGCGTAGCGGTGCACCGGGTGAAAGACGCGGTGCTCGAGGCCGACGATCTCGAACGACTTTTCGGCTCGCAGGCGAATCCAGGCATCGAGGAAGGGCTGCACCACCGTCGCTACGGTCGATTCGTCCAACTCGCCGCGGTCGTGCAGCTCGGTGGCGGCGTGGACAGCGGTGCCGAGGTCGCGCTTGTACTGCAGCGTCGCCGGCGGGATCATCGACAGGTCGTTCAGCGGCGCCAGGATCTGCGTCACGCTCGGGATGACCGTGCCGCCGACGGTGTAGGTGTGCGACGCCGGGTCGAATTGCAGGTCCGACATCAGCAGTTCTCCCGGATGTAGTCCTGGAAGGCGATGAAGCCGTCGCGGGTCAGACCATCGAGCGATGCAGGCACGGACAGGCACAGCGTCGCGATCGCATCCTCGACCGTGATGTCGGCACTGGCCAGCTTGTTCCGGATCCACTGCTTCTCGCCGTCGGTGACGGCGTCGTCGAGCTCCGCGACTGATGCGGCCGCCGGGGCAGGCGCAGGCGCCGGAGCTGGGGCGGCCTGGCGCTGCACCGGCTCGGCTTGGGCGGCGCGCTGCGCCGGCATGTCGATGGTGCGAGCCTCCTGCTGCTGGATCTGCCGCGGCCGCGCCTGCGGCATCTGGACAGCCGGCGCGGCGTGGCCAGTCACCTCAGCCGCGCCCATGTCACGCTCGACGATGCGCTGGGCTTCGTCCTCGTCGTAGATGCCAGCGAAGCCGTACGCCAGGCGGGCGCCTTGAATGAGGGTCTTGTGGCGCATCATGCGGGCCGGATGGCTCTTCCACGGCTGCATGGCCGGTCGCACCACTTCCGCGAATCGCTCCCGCACCTTGATAGGCCGAGCGCGATCCTTTCGGTAGATGTGGACCTCCATCCAGATCGGCACCTGCTTGCCTTCGAAGGTGGTGCTTTCGTCGGATTCGACGAACTCGAAGCCGTCGGATTGCGGGTTCTCGTTGATGAGGCGGGACCAGCCGTCCACACCGACCACGGGCACGATGCCCCCCTTGTCTGGGAACGCGTAGATTTCCTTCGTGAACGGATTCAGGCCGTACTGATCCGCCACGATCAGGAGCGCAGCCATCTGCTCGTCCGTGATGGGAGTGCCGTTGTTCTGGCGAAATGCAGTCGCCTTGAGGGTGTCGAGCAACTTGTTCGGCTCGATGCTGTATTTCGCCGCGAACTTGGCGACGAGGCTCTGTTTCTGTTGCGGGCGCTCGGCCACGGCAGTGGACATGTGGGTCTCCAGGCAGGAAAGGTGAGCGGGACGGTTCAGGCAACCGGCGCCGACTCGACCTTCACGTACGGGTACTTGTCGGCGAACGGCTTGATGTGCTTGTAGAAGTGCGAGCCGATCGACTCGGCGTCGCGGAACGCCGCGAAGTCGTCGGCGCTCACGTTGCGGTAGTGGTAGAGCGAGGTCGGCGCGCCGTCCTTGTTCTTGAAGCGGATGGCCAGCGTCGAGCTGTCGGCGTCGTGGCCGATGCTGTGGATCTGCGACGAGTCGACACGATCCATCTGGATCGCGATGGGGACGAGGGAGGTCATGGTCTTCTCCGAGGGGTGATGTCATGCGCCGGCGCGCAGGGCGACAGCGAGGTACCAAAGGGCGCCGATCCCAACGCCGTACACCGCGACCAACAGCCAGTCGGTGATGTCGTATTCGGGCTCGACCTGCAGTTGGGCTTTGGGGCCGCACGCATCGCGCAGCGAGCGGTGGACTTGGTACTCGTTGGTGGTGTCGTCGATCACAGGTAGGCCCTCACGATGTCGATGACGTTGGCGGCCAGCAGCACGCCGATGGCGAGCCACGTTGCCGCGCGCAGCCGGCGCAGGTTCTTGGCCTGGCGCTCGCGCATGGCCCTGAAGTCGTGGATGTCGATCACGGCCAGGCTCACGGCAGCACGTTGGCGATCTCGTGCGCGGCGCAAACCACGGCGAAGATAGCCATCACGTAGCAGAGGATCAGGTTGTTGCGGCGCTGGACGGCGCGCAGATCGTCGTCGGACATCACAGGGTCTCCAGGTAGTTGCGGCACAGCGATTCGATGGCGTCGCGGTCGTAGTTCTGTTCGCCGAGCGCAGCCTCGGTGTGGCTGCCCGCGAACCGGATAAAGACACCGCGCACGGCGATGTGCCCTTGGTCGAGCTCGAAATCGACGGTCAGCTCGTAGTCGGGGCTGATGGCCGGACCGTCGTCGCACTCGCGGGTGAAGGCGTAGCGGCACATGGCTGCTGTTTTCCGGGTGCGAGATCAGGCGATCGCGCCGTTGCGCGACAGCAGGGAATCGGGGAGGGAGCGGATATGCATGGCGCGCAGAGCGAGCGCTTCTTGCTCGTCGGCTGCCGCCGCTTCGTCGATCAGGGCGACGTGATGGCGCGTGTCGCGCTCGTATTGCTGCAGGATGTCGCGCGCCATGGAGAGCAGTGCCGCGTCGCTCAGATCGCCGCGCAGCACCAGGCCGGCCACGGGCGCCATGTAGGCGCCGGCCTCGATGTCGTTGTCATTGGCGAAGTTCAGCGCGTCACGCTGGATCTGCTCGGCGACTTCGGTTTGGGCGGCGGTGAAGTGGTTGTTGCGGGCTGGCATCGCTGACTCCATCAGGTGGTGCGTCGATGGAGCCATTAAACAACACGTTTAACATGATGTCAAACAAAATGTTTAATGTGGCGGCGAGCTCATTGGGACTGTGGGGAAGGCCGGCTGCGGCGGGCTAAATTCAGTGCGTCCCTTCCAGGAGCAGGCAAGAAAAAAGCCCGCCGGAGTGGCGGGCTCTGTCTTCAATCAGCCTTTACTTTGGAGGTGCCTCACGTGGCAGCGCCTTCCTGAGGTCATCTAACATCTGCCTTGTCTCGCGTGCCTGCTGCGCCACTTCTGCTTGTGCCGCAGAGGTATTCTTTCCGGACTCGAAGGCGGACACCATATTTGACAGTACGGTGGCGTTAAAGGCAGCGACGCCAAGTACGATGGCCAGCACCACGCTTATGGCCGTGACGATCGTTGTCGACTTAAGGCTTCCTACCGCATTGCGCGTGTCTTTTAGGGACTCCTCGATACCTGTAAAGCGCTGTTCGAAGTTTGCGAACCGCTGCTCGTAGGCGACATCTCGGCCCTCCATACGAGCAAGCATGGCGTCGATCTTTCCTTCGATCGACGCGACACGGCCGTCCATTCTTGCCTCGATGGCTTCGAGCTTTGCGTCTAGTTCGGGGCGGGTGACTTCTGTCATAGGGCTATGATGGTGGCGATGGGCCGATTCTGCAACCCTTTGACCCGGTTCTTCGACCCAGCCGAAGTCGTTCCGGATGACCATTTGGTCTTCCTCAAAACGGACAAAGCCCTTCTTTGGAAGCACCTCCATCGTCATGCCGGATTCTCCTCACACCACTTACGGATGTGCTGAGCTGAATAAAGCTGTGTGAGCCCGCAATTTACGCACGAGATCGGGATTATCCCCAAGAACAGTGTTGGGAAGGGCCCATCAACCCCATACGCATCGTCCCTCTTAGTCGCGTCATATGAGGGAAGGACGGCAGTCTTGTTGGGCGGCAGATCATTAGTCTCCCACTTGTTCTCGTGACATGAGGGGCAGGTCCCTTTCTTCTTCGCCATCAAGAACCTAATGAATTCTTCGGACTTCAGTCCGGCCGTCGCCCACACCGATTCCTGTTCGGGCGGGTTGGAAGTGTCATGGGTATTCGATGTCACGTTGATTTTCTTCAGTATGAATAATCCGTGGTTGGTAGCTCTGCGGCTCACCGTCCTTAGGTGTCCACCCTCTCGCCCCAGATCGTTGTGTACCCGAGCATTCGTTGCTAGAACGCTCAAAGGCGGATCTTAATTTTGCGGGCCGGCACTGGATGGGCTATGTAGTACATCCACGTGATCTGGTCTTTCTCGTAGATGAGCACGGTCGGCTCGTTGTAGCTGCCTAGCCGAATACCGTGCCGTCGAGAGAGGAGGCGTTTGATCATCGTTTCGCCAGTCGCGAGCCGGACGAGCACATCGTCCTCGAGCTCGGGCTCTGTACCAGGCTCCACGAGGGCAAACTCGCCGGGGTTGAACCGCGGGACCATCGATGTCCCGACCACTGGCACAAGAAACGCCTGGGGGTCGGCACTGGCAATTTCCGCGTATTGATCTGTTGCACCCACTGGGTAATCACCATCCGTCCATATCCGGTCGGGAAGGCCGCCTTGCGCCTTGCCCACGACATAGACACGGCGGAACTTCATGGCGTCCGCCGGGTAGGTGAGAGGCGTCGGGCTAGCTGCCGACGATTCATTGTAAGCACCTGTTGAATTTTGCCGATCCCCTCCATCCGTAGGGTGGGCAACAGGTGTGGCCGTCATAGGCAGCTCACCGGTTTGCAGCCAAGTCGCACTGCAGCCGATCTTTTCTTGGGCCTGGATCATCCCGGCTTTGGACATGCCGCGGCGCTCCCAGTTGTTGATCGTCTGGGGCGAAGCGTTGAGGCAGTTCGCTACCTCCGTAGGCGTCTTCAATCCGCGGAGCAATTCCGCTGCCTCGTAGAGGCGGACCATGGTCGCGTGCATGGCGCGGATGGTCTCACAGGTAAACGTTTCGTTGATAAACGTCATGTTTGCCTTTCGCATAAACATAGTGTTTAATGACGACATGGAAACCAACCACTGTCGCTCATGACCACGGATCGAGAACTCATCGAACAGTTGGGTGGCGCCGCGCGAGTGGCCGAGCTTCTGAAGTTCAAGAAGCCCGGCGGTGTGCAGCGCGTTCACAACTGGAAAGAGCGCGGGATACCAGCTGCGGTCAAGCTGGCCCATCCGGAACTCTTCCTTCCCAAGCCGGCCGGCGCCGATGAATCGCCGGCCAAGGCAGCCTGACGGAGCCGCCCATGTCCCGCCGTGCCGAATATCGCAACGAGGCAAAGACGCGGCTGCGTGACCGCGCCTATGACGCTCTCCAGCTCTACAAGCAGGTCAACGGAATCGATTCGGATTCCGCCGCGATCGCTCGCATCGTCGAACAGCACTTGTTCGGCGCTGTGGGCACTTTGCCTGTCGCGATCGCCGGTGTCAGTGACGACCTGGGCCAAAACGGGCCGCGAGTTACCGCATGAGTTCGAGCAAAACCGAAGTTCCAGCGCTGCTCCCGGCCGATGAAGCCCGCGATCTTGTGGTGCGCGCCGCCTCGTTAGGCGTGACGACGCCCGAATGGATCGGATACCTGGTGCTGCGCTGTGCTTACGGGCCGCTACATCCCGATGTTCTCGCGTTTGATGCGCGGGCCAAGTTGGGACAGAACGGGACAAGAGAGTAGGGCATGAGCCAGCAGGACCACATCAATGAGCTTCTGCATCGGATCACGGTCGCCAATACGGCGGACGTCCGCATGCAGCTGTGCGCCGAAGCGAAACAGGCGATCGCCGAGCTGCTGGGCAGCGTGGTGGTCCGCGGCAGGCAGTGAGGTAGGGACCAATGGCATACTCTTTTTCCCTTCGGGCAGCTGGTGGCCACCAGCGCGCGGCATACGCCTGCCATGTCGCGCACGCCCGACCCATCAACCAGGCAGGATGCGAGGCAAGCAATGGCAGAGAAGGAAGCGCACGACGATATGCCGGATCAGGGTCACCACACGTTCATTCTGGAGGCGCGGCCGGAGATCCAAGTGTTCATTGCCAAGAACGAGAAAATCTCGATCGTGGTTACCCAGATGCGCGACGAGCGGGATTCGGTGGACTCGGACGTGGTTCAGATACCGCTGGACTGTGCCGAGCAGGTAGGTATGGCACTGATCAACATCGCGAAGAAGTACACCGGGCTCTAAGCCACTGCCGGCCGTTCGCGCCGGCGACACTGCGGGTGGGGGTCTGACATGGCCCGCATCCGCTCCATTAAGCCCGAGTACTGGACCTCTGAGCAGGTCATGGAGGTGTCGCGCGACGCGCGCCTCCTTTTCATCGGCCTCTGGAATTTCTGCGACGACGGTGGCAACCATCCGGCGAGCGCGAAAACCCTGAAGGCTGAAGTATTTCCCGGTGACGACGATGTCACGGCGTCGACCGTGATGCAGTGGGTCGACGAACTTATTGAGCAAGGATTGCTCGTCGAATACGAGGTCGACGGCAAGGAATTCTGGCACGTCACGGGCTGGCATCATCAGCGCATCGATCAACCGACGTTGCGACACCCGCGCGGTGTCACAGGTGACTCAGACGGTGACACAGGTGACACGCGTCACCAAAAAAGGCTGGGCGGTAAGCAGCGCCAGCTTCTCCTTAAGAAACTCCGCGAATCCATTGGTGACGCATGTCACCTCTGCGGTGACGCGCTAGGTGTCACGCTAGCTCGCGTCACCCTAGCGTCACCGGAAGAGCCCGATGAATTCAAGGGTTACAGGCTTGTCTGCAGTTCCTGCAAGCGCAAGGTTCAAAGCGGTGACGCGCTGGTGACGCAAGGTGACTCAAGGTGTCTCGCTGGTGACTCGCCTACGGAAGGGAGAGGAGTAGATAGTAGAGGAGGTATAAGTACCCCCCATACCCCCCTTGGGGGCGAAACGTCCACAGGCCAGAAGGCGGAGAAGCCTAAGCGTTCGGCCATCGGTCTGCCTGCCTACCTGAAGGCCTGCAAGCAACAGGGCGTGAAGCCCATCGCCGAAGACGACACCGTCTTCGCATACGCCGAGCAAGCGGGCATCCCGCTGGAATTCCTCCGCCTGCACTGGCTCGAGTTCAAGGCCCGGTACAGCCTGCCTGACGCCAAGCGGTACAAGGACTGGCCGGCCGTGCATCGCAAGTCTGTGCGCGGCAACTGGTTCAAGCTCTGGTACATCGCCGGCGACGGTAACGTCGTGCTGACCACGGTCGGCGAACAGGCGCGGCGCGTCCACGCGGAGGCAGCATGAACGCCCCCATGCCGACCCCAGGCCACGACGATCGCCTGACCGCAGTGGCTTCTGAGCAGGCCGTGCTCGGCGCGCTGCTGATCGACAGCGAGTGCTTTGACCGCATCGGTGACCTGCAGGCGGAGCACTTCACCGTCGGCGATCACCGCGCCATCTTTGCCGAGCTGTCGCGCCAGATCCAGGCCGGCAAGCCGACCGACTGCGTCACCGTCTTCGAACGCTTGAAGGCCGCCGGCCAGGGCGCCGCCGACCTGGCATACCTGACCGAGCTCGCGCAGAACACGCCCGGTACCGCCAGCGTTGGCCGGCATGCAGCGATCGTGCGCGAGAGGGCGGTGCGCCGCGCGCTGCTGGTCCTCGGCAGTGAGCTTGCCCAGGAGGCGAAGGCTTCGCCAGACGAATCCCCGGCGTTGATCGACCGCGCCACCAGCCGCCTTGAAGCGCTGGCGCAGGCTCGCGTGCGAAAGGAGCCGACGCACGTGTCGGCCAGCCTCGTGGAATACGCCCGGACTCTGCAATCCCGGGAGACCGATGGCGCTCGGGCGATCTCGACCGGCTTCCGCGACATCGACGCGCTGCTCAACGGGGGCATTCGGCCGGGCGAGCTGATCGTGGTCGCCGCGCGCCCGAAGATGGGCAAGACCGCCTTCGCGCTCGGCGTGGCGCGCCATGCTGCGCGCGGCCGGCAGGTGCTGGTGCTGTCGATGGAAATGCCGCGCGCGCAGCTGGACGATCGGAATCTGGCCGCGATTGGCCACATCCCGCTTTCGAACCTTCTGACCCCGAGCCGTATGGCGGACGACGAATGGAACCGGTTATCGCAGGCGATGGGCGTGCTGGAGAGCATGGGCCTGTGGCTTGACGACCAAGGCGGTCTACGCTTGCTGGACGTTCGCATGAAGGCGAAGCAGGTCAAGCGCCGAGCCGGGCTCGACGTGCTGGTGATCGACTACCTACAGCTCATGGAGGGCGAGGGCGACAACCGCAACGCGCAGATCGAAGGTATCACGCGCGGCCTGAAGGCTCTGGCCAAGGAACTGGACATCGCCATCGTGTTGCTGTCGCAGCTCAATCGTGAGCTCGAGCGCCGGCCCAACAAGCGGCCACAGCCGTCCGACCTGCGCGACTCCGGCGCGATCGAGCAGGACGCCGACGTCGTGATGTTCCTGTACCGTGACGAGGTCTACAACCCAGACACCACCGACAAGGGCATCTGCGAGGTGGACGTAGCGCTCAACCGGCAGGGCCAGCCTGGCCGCGTCGCATTGGCCTACATCGGCTCGCAGACCCGATTCGAAACGCTTGCGACGAACTGGCATCCGGCGCCACCGAAGCGTCTGCCCAACGCTTCGCGTGGCTTTGAATGAGGCATTCCATGACCGACTTTTTCGACACCGTGACGCGCGACGAAGCGACTCACCAAGTCGCTGATTCGAAACGCAATGACCTCGCAGCGTTGGGTACGCCGGCCTGCAACATGAACATCTTGGCGATCGACATCGGCACCACCACCGGCTGGGCGCTCGGCATGCGCGACGGCACCGTGCACAGTGGCAGCCAGTCCTTCGCGCCGCGGCGCCACGATGGTCCCGGCCAGCGCTGGCTCAAGTTCTCGGCCTGGCTGGGCGAGCGCGCGCGGCAGGCCGGCGAGCTCCACGCGATCTACTACGAACTGGTGATGGCGCACGGCACGAAGCAGAACCCGAACACGATTGCTGCCCACGTCTACGGCGGCTTCGAGTCGCACCTGCAGGCCTGGGCCGATCGCAACCGCGTGCCGCTGGTCGCCGTGCCGGTCACCGTCATCAAGAAGGCGGCGACTGGGAAGGGCAACGCGAAGAAGGACGCCATGATCGCCGCGATGCGCGCGCGCGGGCACCGCGTCGTCGACGACAACCACGCCGACGCGCTCGCGCTGCTCGAGTACGCCCGCGCACAGGAGGCCGCGTGATGGCCAAGAGCAAGAAGCCGCGCAAGCCGTATCGCCCCAGCTGGAACGGCGCCAGCGTGAAGCTGCGCACCGAGCCGTGGAAGGTCGACGCTGTGTTCCGGCCGCTGGAGACCATCCTCGACGGGCTGGAGCGCGACGGCGCCGTGACGGCGACCGCCGCCGGCGTGCCGATCTTCCGCGACGCGAACGACGGCTGCTGGTACGAGACCGCGCCGGCGGTGGAGGGCGTCGCCTGCGCCTTCGAGATCCACGCCAAGCGGCAGGGCCGCGCGGTACCGGTCGAACCGCTGCTGGTGCTGGCCCGCAAGCTGCGCTACGCGATGCCGCTCGAGCAGGCAGACGTCGCGGCGGCGCGCGGGGCGCTGGGCGTGTTGCGCGCCGAGGCCATGCAGATGACCGCGGCGTACGCGCGGGACCTGGTGCAGAACACCCGAATCCGAATCGAACTGGACGCGAAGGAGGCTGCCTGATGCCCATTAAACCGAAAGCGATTCGCCCATTGACGGCGGAGCGGGTACGCGATGCGTTGGTCTACTGCCCGGACACCGGAGAGTTCACCTGGAGGGCCAGCAGCCCGTTCAATCGGTTCGCGGGCAAGCCGGCTGGCTGCATCAACGGACACGGTTACCGGATCATCCTGCTGGACGGTCGCATTCACATGGCACACCGATTGGCATGGCTCTATGTGCACGGCGAGCTGCCGCCGGCGCAGATCGACCATGTCAATGGATGCCGCGGGGACAACAGGATCGCCAACCTGCGGCTTTGCAGCGGGGCCGAGAACTTGCGGAACCGCGCGATGCACGCGAAGAACAAGAGCGGCTACAAGGGCGTTTCCTTCAAGGACAAGAAGTGGCGCGCCTCCATCGGCCACGGCGGCCGGACGCGGCACCTCGGTCTGTTCGACACGCCGGCAGAAGCGGCACACGCCTATGACGCCGCCGCACGCGCGACGTTCGGCGAATTTGCCCGCGTCAATTTCCCCGAGAAGGAGGCCTGAGCCATGGCGACGCTCTACCGCGAGTTCACCCTCAAGAGCCCCGGCATCTGGCCGACGGTGCTGGCCTTCATCAAGTCCAACGCCGCCGCCTGCCTGGAAAAGGGCACGCCGCTGCGTCTGATCGTCACGGCCGAAGAGCGCCGGCGCACCACTGAGGCCAATCGGTACTACTGGGGCGTCGTGCTGCGCGACATCGCCGAGCAGGCCTGGGTCGATGGCCAGCAGTTCAGCAAGGACACTTGGCACGAGTACTTCGCGGACGTCTACGGCGTGAAGGTCGAGATCCGGCTACCGGACGGTCGCATGCGCGTCACGCGCAAGTCCACCGGCGATATGTCGGTCGGGGAGTTCAGCGAGTACCTGGCGAAGGTGCAGGCGCACGCGGCCAATGAGTTCGGGGTGACGTTCGACGGGGTGCATGGATGACGCTCCGGATCGTCCCGATGTCGTTCGCTGAGGCCAACGCCTTCGTCGCCCAGCACCACCGTCACCACAAGCCGGCCGCCGGTTGCAAGTTTGCGGTTGGCGCGGCCGCCGGCGACCGGATCGTCGGTGTAGCGCTGGTCGGCCGTCCGGTGCCGCGCGCGCTGGATGACGGACTGACGCTGGAGGTGAACCGGCTCTGCACGGACGGCCACCGGAATGCCTGTTCCATGCTCTACGCCGCGGCGTGGCGCGCGGCACGCGCCCTGGGATACCGGAAGCTGATCACCTACACGCTGAACACCGAGGCTGGGGCTTCCCTGCGCGCGGCCGGCTGGCGCGTCGTGGCCGAAACCGCCGGCGGAAGCTGGAACTGCCCGAGCCGGCCGCGCGTCGACACGCATCCGCTGCAAGGAAAGCTGCGATGGGAGGCCGCATGACGCTGCCCGCCCACATGTACCGCGACCCGGCCGAGGTCTACGAGCGCGCGGAGGCGCGAAGCTGCAAGGGCTGCCAGTGGGAGAAGACGGCCCGGCTGTTCGGCACCACGGTGCGGGTCTGCACCAAGCTGCTGCCGGACGGCAAGCGCAGGAACTACGGTCGGCGCTGCCGGCACTACAACGACGGGGAAAAGAACGAATGACCGACGCGATCTTCAAGAGCACGGAGCAGGCGCTGCACGTGTCCTACCTGGTGCTGTCCATGCCGCCGCGGCAAGGCGCGCCGTTCCGCAACATGCTGATCCGGATGCTGGAGGATCTCGACCACCCGACCGACAAGCAGCAGGCCTGGCTCGACCAACTCCGCGGTACGCCGGGCAGCGGGACGGTCAACTTCGGCGGTCTGACGCCGGACGAGATCCGGGCGCAGTGCAGCATGGTCACGGCTGCGGTGCGGGACCGGCTGCCGAGCCAGGAGATGGCCGCCATCTGGGCCCGCTTCGCTGTGGGCGAGGAGAAGGTTGGCGGCATGAAGCGGCTGGCCCTGTTCGCGCGCCGGTCGTCCGGGCTGACGGCGACCGGGTTGCTCCTGGACCTGACCGCGCGCCACTACCTTCCACGCGACCGGCGGGAGGGCTACACCTTCCGCGCGATCGCCGAGAAGCACGGGTCGGAGCAGACGCGAGTCTTCCGAGCGGCGAAGTGGATGGAGTCGCATTACCGGGCACTGGAGAACCTGGCGATCGCTCGGCTGGAGCCGGCCTTTATTGCGCACGGCGTCGTCGACGACCGTACAACGTGCGATGAGCCGGAAGGCATTCCGGCATAAGGGAGAGCGGCGAAAAAACGCTTGCCTTTTTGCAACAAGCGGTATAGATTTTCGCCAGACTCGCAGCAAGAGTGCCTGAAGCCCGCTTTGCGGGCTTCGTTGCTTTTTGCCCTAGGTGAACTTGCGCGGACAGGAACTTCCGGATATATTCCGGTCAGCTTCACCTGAAGCTATCACGCAGCTAAAGCGCCGATCCATCGAAGGATCAATTGCCGTGCAGCGTGGCCCAATCCAACTTTCTCATGAGGTGTACACATGTCCAAGTACAGGACGGCACGCGCCGTTGCCTATCTTATCGCCCTCAACGCTCTTGAATATGGTAAAGAGCGGGAGAGGGAAATCACCCAGTATCGATTTTCCGCAGCGACCCTTCGAAGGCTCGCGGAGCGCGCGCGAATTCGCGAGGCGTTTCTCATTGAGCTCGAAGACGAACTCCGTCGTCTCGGCTGGTTGCTGGTATGGAGCAGCGAGATCGAATTCGGTGTCTTCCGTGTTACTAAGCTGGAAGGCTGGCCGAAGCTGTCCTCCAAGCGAGTGAACATGTATGCGGAACTGTTCAGTGAGGACGATTTGGAAGGTCTCTACAAACGGTTGGCAGGCGAGGCAATCGACCAATCCGAAGAGGACGGGGATCTCTAAATCCATGGAGTCTCGACTCAAACCGTTCACCGGTTCGGAAAAGCCCGCGCAGGCGGATGCCTGGCGGGCTTTTTTCTTAGGGCTTTTGCTCCATAGCGTTTCGGCACGCTTGCGCTAATTCAAAGATTGAATCCAGCGAGTCCTTATACGCTGGTGTAATCGAAGCCAGCGTATCCGAAGGTAGTCCCTCGCTTACCTCCGAGTAGTCTCCGACGAGGCCTTCTTTGAACGAGCCTAGATCCGCGGCGCTGTGATTGTTGGCCCGAGCTGCTAGTGCGAGGGCAAATGCCAAAGAGTTCTGGATGGCTAAAAGCCGTCCGCGAAATTCTGCTTCGATGTCGTCTTTCATATCGAACTTTTTTGAGAAGTATGGGGCCGCGGCGGATGCCTATGGCATTGCATTTCTACCATAGCGGCGGCTTGACATTTGACGGCACCTGCACTTCCGCACCGTGACCATCAATTCAAGAGTGCGAATCGACGTTAATGGCAAAAGCAAAGGACATCGACTGGGTCGCCGTCGAGGCGGCCTATCGCGCCGGCACCGAGCCCGTGACCGCGATAGCTGCCAAGCACGGCATCAGCCATACCGCGATCAACAAGCGCGCCAAGGCACAGGGCTGGATCCGTAACCCGGGCACCGCCAAGCGCGCTCTCGTGGAGGCGCATTTCAGCGGCGCGGCGCCGGCCGCAGAGGCCGGAGTTTCACCGGAAGTTTCAGGCTTAACCCGTGAAACCATCGCCGGCGCCGCCCGCCAGGACATCGACGACATGGAGCGCGGCCTGCGCATCCATCGGCTGTGCCTGGCGAACCTGGAGACCTGCGCCAGCGGCGCGGAAGACCCCAAGGAAATCAAGACCATCGTCGAAGCGGCCAGCGCGGCTGTCGCGGCGATCCGCAAGATTCGCGGCCTCGACGCACCGACGCCTGCCGACATGAAAGACATCGATGCAGCAATCGAGGCAGAACTGGCGCAACTGGAGCGCAGCCGACAAGCTGGTGCTGCTGCAGACACTTAAGGCGCGCAACCGGCTGAATTGGAAGCCGCTGCCCGGGCCGCAGTCCATGGCTTACGCCTGCCGGGCCGATGTGCTGCTGTACGGCGGCGCGGCCGGCGGCGGCAAAACCGACCTGGCGCTCGGCAAGGCGCTGACCCAGCACCAGCGATCGCTGATCCTGCGGCGCGAGTTTCCGCAGCTCAAGGGCATCTTGCAGCGGGCGGAAGAGCTCTACAGTGAATACGGACGCTACGGCGATAAGGTTTGGCGCTGCGAATTCGCCGGCAAGCGCCGCATCATCGAATTCGGCTCCGTCCAGCACGAGGCCGACAAGAACAAGTTCCAGGGGCGGCCGCACGACCTGAAGGTCTTCGATGAGGCGGCCAACTTCCTGGAGTCTCAGGTCGAGTTCATCGCCGGCTGGAACCGCAGTGAGGACCCCGACCAGCACTGCCAGGTGCTGCTCTGCTCGAACCCGCCGACGGACGCGACTGGCGACTGGCTGAATAAGTGGTTCGCGCCGTGGCTCGATCCGGCGCACCCGAACCCGGCCGCACCCGGCGAGCTGCGCTGGTTCGCGTCGATCGACGGCGAACAGCACGAGTGCGAGACCGGAGATCCGTTCATCCTGGTGGATGGTCAACGGGTGTATGACTTCGACCCGCAGAAGGTCAAGAAGGTCGACATCATCCGGCCGCTGACGCGCACCTTCATCCCGGCGCGGGTCACGGACAACCCGTTCTATGCCGATTCCGGCTACGTGGCCAAGCTGCAGGCGCTGCCCGAGCCGCTGCGCAGCAAGATGCTGTACGGCGACTTCGGCGCGGGCCGGCAGGATGACCGCTGGCAGATCATCCCGAGCGAATGGGTCCGAATGGCGCAGAGGCGCTGGGTCCAGCGTCCGGAGTGCGACGCGCCAATGACCGCGCTGGGAGTGGACGTGGCGCGCGGCGGGCAGGACAAGACGATCCTGTCGCCGCGGCACGGCAACTGGTTCGCCCCCCAAGTCTCGATCCCCGGCAAAGAGACGCCAGACGGGGAGGCGGTCGCGGCGCAAGTCCTGCTGCTGCGCCAGGCACGCACGGCGGTCAACATCGACGTGATCGGCGTCGGCACAAGCCCGTACGACATCCTGAAGGGCAGGATCAAGGTCTACGCCGTGGCAATGAATGGGGCAGAGGGTTCTGAAGCCAAGGACCGCACCGGTCATCTAGGCTTCGTGAACAAGCGCGCCGAGTGGTGGTGGCGGATGCGGGAAGCACTGGACCCGATCCACGGCGACGACTTGGCACTTCCTCCTGACCCGCAACTGGCCGCCGACCTCTGCGCGCCGCGGTGGAAGATGACCGCACGCGGCATCCAGGTCGAGTCGAAGGAAGAAATCAAGAAGCGGATCGGCCGCAGTCCGGACAAGGGCGACAGCGCGGTCTATGCGCTGGCCGACGGCGGCGCCATGGCAATGCTGGCCCGACACTTGGCACTTGCAAGCTGACAACTATGAGACTCGACGGATACGAATCGGCGCTGCTGGGCAGTCGCGCCCTGGCGCCGCAGCTCGTGCCGCAGTCGGCCATCGAGCTCTACGCCACGGGCGGCCTGTATGGCCGGGTCGTCGACATGCCGGCCGACGCCGCTGTCGCGCGCGGCGTGACCATCGACGGCGACACGGAGAGCGTGGTGGCCAATGAGCTGGACCGCCTCAAGGCGCTGCCGGCCCTGGCCGACGGCATCCGGTGGGCGCGGCTGACCGGCGCCGCGGCTATCGTGCTGGTGGCGGACGATGGAGGCCTCCTGCGCGACCCGCTCAATGTCGGTGCCCTGCAGCGTATCGAAGAGCTGAAGGTCTTCGACCTGGACGACATCAGCGCGACGGACGATCGCTACCTCGACCCGACCAAGTCGAACTTCGGCACGCCGGAGCGGTACCGCGTTCGGGTGAACGTCACGGGCGTCGCCGAGGGGGAGTTCACCGTCCACGAGAGCCGCCTGATCCCGATCTCCGGCGACCCGTTGCCGCGCCGCATGACCGCGATCAAGGGCGTGCCATGGGCCGGCCGCAGTGCGGTGACCCGCCCCTACGCCGTGATCAACCAGTATCGCCAGTCCTTGCGGTGGGCCCTGAGCATTCTGGAGCGGAAGCAGCAGGCCATCTACGGCATGAAGGGCCTGGCCGAGCTGATCCAGGCTGACATGGAAGGCGTGGTGCAGAAGCGGATCGGTCTGGTCGACGCCGTGCGGAACGTGCGTAACACCGTGGCCGTCGACGGCGAGGACCAATACCGCATCGAGGACACCAACGTCAGCGGCGTCCGCGACGTGGTCGCCGAGTTCCAGATTGCGCTGTCTGCTGAGACCGGCATCCCGGTCACGCTGCTGTTCGGCCGCTCGCCGGCCGGGATGAACTCGACCGGCCAGGCGGACTTCGACGGCTTCTACGACATGGTCGAGAACTACCAGCGCAACCGCGGCACGCCGGCGCTGGAGCGGCTGGTGTCGTTGATCCTTGCGCAGAAGAGCGTCGCCAAGAAGGTCGACCAGTGGACGATCACCTGGCCGGCGCTGCAAAGCCCGACCGACAAGGAAAAGGCTGAGGTGCGCAAAGCCAACGCGGAAGCCGAGAAGGCGGAAGCCGACGCGCTCGGCGGCCTGATCGACCGCGGCGTAATCAGCGAGGAAGAGGGCAAGGACCATCTGGTCGCGGAAGGCAGGTATGGACTTGAACGCGCTGAGGGCAGCCGGACGGCGGCCACGCAGTACGCCGCGCAGACCTAAGAAATGGCTGCATCCGGCGGCGATCGAGCGGGAGTACGTGCGGGCCGTTCAGGGCGTTGCCGACCGGACGGTGCAGGCGGCGGAGCGCTACATCATCCCGGCGCTGGCCGAGGTGCGAGGCGATGACCTGAACCGGCCGCCGGAGGATGACCGCTGGTACACGGCGCTCGAGGTGGCATTCGCCGAAGCGCTGGCCGCTGCTGCAGTCTCCGACGAGGCGCTGCGCAACGTCATCGACCTGTTCGCCGGCCGCGTCGACGCCTTCAACAGCAACCAGTTCCACGCGCTGCTGCGCGGCGCGTACGGCGTCGACATCGTGACGGCCGAGCCCGGCATCGGCCCGCTGATGCGTGTCTGGGAGGCCGAGAACCTGCGCCTGATCAAGTCGATTCCGACCCAGTACCTCGACAACCTGCAGGGCCGGATCGTGGCCGCCGTCGCGCGCGGCGAGTCGCTGCGCAGCCTGACCGCCTTCGTTCGGGACACCTACCGGCTGCCGATGGAGCGGGCCGAGCTGATCGCGCGAGACCAGATCGGCAAGCTCAATGGCCGGTTGACCGGCTACCGGCAAACGAATGTCGGCGTCTCCGAATACCGGTGGCGCGGCACGCTGGACGCGCGCGAGCGGGATGCGCACGTCGCTCGCGAAGGCAAGGTCATCTCGTGGGACACGCCGCCGGACGATGGCCACCCCGGCGAGCCGATTCGCTGCCGCTGCTGGGCAGAGCCCGTGCTGCCCGATCTCGATGACCTGGATGCTCTGATCGTCCACTGAAGGTGACAAACGATGGTGATGCGATTCGATACCGCGCCGCTCAAGGCAACGAGCACGCGCGAGGGATTCATCACGGACACGCCGATCCTGACCCGGACCGGCATCTTTCCGTACAAGAATCCGGACGGCTCGACGCGGCTGGAATTCCGGCCGCCGGAGGAGGTCTTCCACGCCGACTCGCTGGCCAGCCTCAAGGGCAAGCCGATCACCAACGGCCATCCCGGCCTAGTGACCGCGCGCAACGCCAAGCAGCACACCGTGGGCGCCGTGCTCACGGAAGGGCGGCAGGACGGCGACAACATGGTGGGCGAGGTGGTCATCTACGACACCGCGCCTATCGCCGAGGGCAAGAAGGAGTTGTCCCTCGGCTACACCCTCGACCTCGACGAAACGCCGGGGGAGTGGAACGGGCAGCGGTACGACGCGGTACAGCGAAACATCCGCATCAACCATCTGGCCCTGGTGAAAGCTGGCCGGGCGGGGAATGCCCGCCTGAATCTGGACGCGGCGGATGCCGATTTGACCAACGATGAGGAAAGCGAACCCATGAACATGGTGAAAGTTCGCCTGGACTCGGGACTGTCGTACGACGCCGCGCCCGAGGTAGCCCAGGAACTGGAGGCCCTGCGGGCCAAGGTGAAGGCCGAGGCCACGCGCGCCGACAGCGCGGAAGCCCGCGCCGACACCGAGAAGGCTCGCGCCGACAAGGCCGAGAAGGATGTCGAGCAAGCCCGCGCCGATGGTCTGGCGCAGGCGCTGGCCCGCACCCGGCTCGAGTCCGAGGCCAAGGCGCACGGCGTCGATATCAAGCAGGACATGGCTGACAAGGACATTCGCGTCGCCGTGATCAAGGCCGTCCGCGGCGACAGCTTCGACGTGGCTGGCAAGTCGGACGCCTACATCGAGGCGGCCTACGACCTGGCGGTGGCGGAGAAGGGCCAGCGCGCCGACGCACTGGCGAGCCAGCGCAAGGAGATGCAGACCAAGACCAACATGGACGGCAAGGATGGCCAGCCGCAATCGGCCGCTTCCGCCCGCAGCAAGATGATCGCGCAACAGCGTGGGGGTGAATGACCATGTATGAGAACTATCAGGACGTCGCCTTCGCGGGCATGAAGGTGGATTCAGGCGATGACCGCGTCGAGTCGTTTCCCGTCGCGGGCAACCTGCCGATCGGGGTCGTGACCGGTACGGACGCGCAGGGCCGGCTCGTTCCCGGCCCCGGTACCAAGGTGCGCGGCATCACGCTGCAGTCGCACACGATCACGGCGCAGACCTACGTGCAGTACGACTGCGCTTCGATCATGACGCGCGGTCTGGTGTGGGCGCGCGTGACGCCGGCCGCCGCCGTGACGAAAGACGGCCCGGTCAAGTTCGCCGCCGACGGCACGGTCTCCGACGCGGGCGCCAACACGCTGCCGAACGCGGTGTTCCGCAGCGCCAAGGTGACGACCAGCGATGGCGTCGAGATCGTGGCTGTCGAGCTGCACAACCCGTTCTCGGTGCCTGCCGCGGCGTAACCCAGATCCAGAACCACGAGAGCCCGCCGCGCGCGGGCTTTTTCATTTCCGCGAGGGAAAAACATGGAACACCTGCACTACGACGAAGCCGATCTGGCTGGCGTCCGCGCAATCGCGCCTCAGATGGGCGGCCTGCGCGAGGACGAGTCGATCTTCACGGCGCGCCAGCTCGACTACGTCAAGGCTCGCGTCTACAACAAGAAGCTGCCGCCGATGAAGGGCCTGCAGCTCGTGCCGATCGAGACGGACGTGCCGGAGTGGGCGGAGACCGTCACCTTCCGCATGTACGACCAGGTCGGCATGGCCAAGATCGTGGCTAACTACGCCGACGACCTGCCGCGCGCGGACGTGAAGGGCACCGAGAAGACCATCCGGGTCAAGGACATCGGCGACAGCTACGGCTACAACATCAACGAGCTGCGCGCCAGCGTGGCGCTGGGCCAGAACCTGCCGACCCGCAAGGCTGATGCGGCGCGCCGGGCCGTCGAGATCAAGCTGAACCAGATCGCCATGGTCGGAGACGCCGATTACGGTCTGTACGGCCTGGTCAACCACCCGAACATCGGCATCACCGCCGGCCTGAACGGTAACTGGGACGACGCGGCCACCACAGCCGACCAGATCCTGGCCGACCTGAACGCGCTCTACAACACGGTGCGCGTGCAGTCCAAGGGCGTGCACACCCCGAACATCGGTGCCGTGCCGAGCGCCCAGCACGCGGCGCTGTATTCGAAGCGCCTTCCCGACTCCGGCGGCCAGACGGTCGCCGAGTTCTTCATCAAGCAGCACCCGGGCTTCGCATTCGAGGAAGTCCCCGAGCTGACCGGTGCCGGCGCGGGCGGTACCGACGTCGCGATCTTCTACGAGCGCAGCGCCGAGAACCTGAACCTGGACTTGGTGATGCCGTTCAACCAACTGCCGGCCCAGGCGCGCAACCTGGAACTGGTGGTGCCGTGCCTGGCGCGTACCGCCGGCGTGACCGTGCACTACCCGCTGGCGCTGACCAAGGGCGAGGGAATCTGACATGGCAAACGTCAAGAACGTCTCCACGCACGTCGTGTCGATCCGCGGCACGACCATCATCCCGCCGCTGGGCTCGGCCGACATCGACCTGAAGACGCCCGGCGTTTCGGCGCTGCTCAAGCGTGGCGTGCTCGAGGAAGTGCCCGACGCGCCTGTGCAAGAGCAGGGCGGCCAAGGTGACGGCTCGCCGGCCACCGTGGCTGAACTCAAAGCCGCGCTGACCGAGCTGGGCATCGACTTCCCGGACAACGCCAAGAAGGCCGATCTGCAGGCGCTGTTCGACGCGGCGGGGAAGTAAGCCATGGCGGCCACCATCGAGTTGCTCGACTTCCTGGCGCCGGCTGTCGCGGACGCCGCCGAGGCGGACAAGAATCGGGCGCTCTCGATGGCGGCTGCCTACCGGCCGTCGTGTCTGCCCGAAGCCAAGCAGGACGAGGCGCAGGCCTGGTATGCCGCGTGGCTGCTGTACCAGCGTATGCAGCAGACCGCCGACGGCGGCGCTGTCATTCGGCCCGGCGTGGTCAGCGAGAAGGAAGGCGACCTCGCGCGTACGTTCGGCAGCACGGCGGGCGCCGACGGCGTGGCTGATCCGTTGGGCTTCTACGGCCAGTACAAGCGCCTCGCCGACCTGTGCGGGTACGGCGCCATCACCGTCGGGAGGCATCTCCATGGCTGCTGCTGTGAAGGTCATTGATCGTGGCCTGGCCAAGTACGTGCGCGGCATGTCGAAGCTGAGCGGCCGCGGCGTCAAGGTCGGCATCCAGGCCGACGCCGGCAAGGACCCGAACTCCGGAACGGACCTGCTCGACATCGCCATCTTTAACGAGTACGGCACCGAGACCATCCCGGCCCGGCCGTTCGTGCGGGACTTCTTCGAGAAGAACCGGACGGTGCTCGGCACGGCGATGGATCGGCAGGCCGACGCGGTCGCCGCTGGCGCCAGCCCGACGACGGCCATGGACACGCTCGGCCTGTGGGTCGAGAAGCACCAGAAGCGGCACGTTCAGCAGTCGCCGGCCTGGGCAGTCCCGAATGCGCCGGCCACCGTCAAGCTCAAGGGCAGCAGCACGCCGCTGATCGACCACGGCACGATGCTGAACGCTATCCGGTACCAGAAGCTATGAGCAGCTTTCGCAGACCCGTGCAGGTGATCCGGCGCTCCGCCGGGCACTGGGTGGGCGGGCGTTGGGTGGGAGGGCCGGACGGCCCAGCAGACACCATCATGGCGTCGGTCCAGCCGGCCACGTTGTCCGACTACGACACGCTGCAGGCGCTGTCGGAAGGGCGGCGAGTGGCGGCGATGGTGCGCGTCTACACCGACGCGGTGCTGACCGTGGCCGGTGCCGACAACACCAACGGCGATCGTGTCGTCTGGCCGCACGGGCCGCGACCCGGCCACTACCTGGTGCGCGCCGTCAGCCCGTGGCAGTCCGGCGTGATCTCGCACTACCGCTATCTCGCCGTCCTGGAGGTGGAGCCATGACGCCGGAGCAGGCCATTTACGACCTGATCACCACTGCGGCGACTGCGCCAGTGATCTTCGCCGACGAGAACGGGCCCCGGCCGCCTAAGCCGTACATCGCGCTGCGGGTGAACCCAGCCAGTCGACTGCCGGTTCATCGCGGTCCGGTCGACGACGCCGGCGTACAGGCAGTCTCCGCCCACCGCTCCGCACAGGTGGAGCTGCAGTGCTTCGGCTGGGGCTGCATGAACGCCCTCGACGCGCTTGGCCAGCGCCTGCACATGCAGGCGGCATTGGACCGGGCCGAGCAGCTCGACTTGGCCGTGACGGCCGTCGGCCAGCTTCGGCAGGTGCCGGTGCTGCGCGACGCTACGACGTACGAGCCGCGCGCGGTTCTCGAGCTGACCATCGACTACACGACGACGCTTGCGGATGACGTGGGCGTCATCGAAAAGGTGAACATCACCGGAACAACGGACGGCGGCGCGCTGCCGGGTCCAACGATCACGATCCACGCCAGCGTGGAATAGAAGACCGACGCCGCCTCCGGGCGGCGATTTCATTTGGAGCCGCGAATGGCCACGAGCGAACTGACCGCTGACCGTCTACGCGCGTTGCTGCACTACGACCCGACTACCGGAATTTTCACGAATCGGGTTCACCGTGGCTCCACCGCGCGGGCCGGCAACGTTGCGGGTTGCCTTTCGACTTCCGACGGATATCTCCGCATTCGTATCGACGGCCGCCAGTATCTGGCCCATCGGCTTGCCTGGTTGCACGTGACGGGATGCTGGCCGGGCGGGGAGGTGGATCACCGCAACGGAGTTCGAACGGATAACCGGTTTGCAAACCTCCGCGACGCGACCTCTTCCGTCAACTCACAGAACTTACGAGCCGCGCGCAGGGACAACAAGACCGCTGGTCTGCTCGGTGTCAGCTACATGGCGTCGAAGGGGCGATACCGGGCCACGATCTGTGTGAGCGGAAAGCACCTGCACCTCGGGCTGTTCTCGTCTCCCGAGGAGGCGCACGTCGCGTATCGGGCCGCAAAGCGGCGCTACCACCCCGGCTGCACGATCTAGACGGCCGAGCGCTTCACTTACCTACAAGGACCTCATCAAATGGCTAACTTGGATCGGATCGTCAACGTCCAAATTTCGCTCAGCACCACGGCGATCAAGGAACAGTCCTTTTCCGACCTGCTGGTGATCGGGCCGCATGCCCTGTCGCTCCCGCGCGTCATCGCCGTGACGGAGGCTGACGAGCTGCTGGATATGGGCTTGCCCAGCACGTCGCCGATCTACGCTGCGGTGCGGGACGCCTTCAAGCAGATTCCGACCCTGAATCGATGCTTCGTAGGCCGCCAGGGCGTCGATGATATCGACGTGGCGGTCACCCGCGCGTCGCAGTCGCAATATGCCGTCACGCTCAGCTGGTACGACGCCAACGGCGCTGCCCAGACCGCGACGGCGACTTATACCGGGCTGGCGGCCGACACCGAGACGCTGATTGCGCAGGGCCTGGCCGCAGCGATCGAGGCGACCGCAGCCCCCGTGGCCACGACTACCACCGGCGCGGTCGTGACCATCACGCCGGAGGTGGACGGCGCGGCCATCGCGATCAGCCTGGCCGGCAACCTCGAAATGCAGACGCCGACCAGCACAGAGCCCCTTGGCGAAGCGCTGGCTGCGTGCCGGCGCCAGAACGACGACTGGTACGGCGTCGTGCTGCACAGCCACGCGGAAGCCGACATCCTGGCGGCCGCTGAATGGGTCGAGACCAACGAGAAGCTGCTCGGCGTGTCGTCGAGCCAAGCCAGCATCCTCGATCCGGGCTCCAATACCGACATCGCCAGCAAGCTGCGCGACAAGCAGTACTTCCGCACCCACCTCTGGTATCACGCCGCTGCGGCGACCGAATGGCTGGAAGCGGCGATCTCGGGCAACCGCTTCACCATCTATCCGGGCGGCGAGACCTGGGCGAACGTGCGACTGGCCGGCATCACCGTTGACAACCTGCAGGAAGGGGCGTCGATCGCCGCGCGCGCGAAGAACGCCAACACCTTCGAGCCGTTCCGCAACTTCGCGATCACGCAGGGCGGCAAGGTGGCGGCCGGCGAGTGGATCGACGTGATCCGCTTCCGCGACTGGCTGGCCGAGCAGATCAAGATCAACGTCGTCTCGGCGCTGGTCAACGCATCGGCAAATGGCAAGGTGCCGTACACCGATGGCGGGATCGCGATCGTGACCACCGCGATGCGCAAGGCGCTCGACTTGGGCGTCGCCCGGAACGGCATCGCGCCGGAGGAACTGGACGAGGACGGCCGGAAGATCCCGTCGTACACGATCAGCGCGCCGCTGTCCGCCAACGTGCCCTTCAACGACAAGGCCAACCGTGTGCTGAACGACGTCTCGTTCACCGCGCGGCTGGCCGGCGCCATCCATGCGGTGACCATCCGCGGGAACCTGACCTACTCGCTCTAATCGGAGTCGCTTATGACCGTCCACACCTACGACCCCGCGCGGGTCATCGTCACTGTCGCGGCGGCCACGCTGAGCGGCCTGGCCGAGGACACCTTCATCAACATCGAGGAGATCGGCGACGGCGTCACCTCGACTGTCGGAGCCGACGGCGAAGTCGCGCGCGCGATGTCGAGCGACCGGCGCTGCCGGGTCACCATCACGCTGCAGCAGACCAGCGCCGGCAACGACGTGCTGTCCGCGCTGTTGGCCGCCGACCGCCTGAGCGGGGGCGGCGGCATCTTCCCGATCGCCGTAGCCGACTTGCGCGGCCGCACCGTGTTCAACTCGTCCGAGGCCTGGGTGGTGAAGAGCCCGCCCGCCGAGTTCGCGGCCGAAGTTGGAACCCGCGAATGGATCATCGAGACCGGCAGCAGCACGTACTTCGTTGGGGGTAACAGCTGATGAACCGCATCCTGAACGTCACGATCGGCGACGCCGAGTTCATCATCCGCAAGATCGACCCGTTCGTCGCCCTGCAGATCTTCGGCGACTTGCAGCGGGACATCCTGCCGGCCGTCGGCCATCTGCTCGAAGGCGTGTTCGCTGACGACAAGGGCGGCGAAGCCAAGGCGAAAGCTGACGCCAAAGCCGACGCTGCCGTGGCCGAAGCCATTCGCGAGCTGTCCGGCAAGCTGGATGGCGACGCGCTGGCGGCCTGGGCCAACCGCCTGTTCGATCCCGAGTTCGTCGCCGTGTCGCTCAACGGTCGCGAATCCAAGCTGACCAAGGAGATGCGCGCACTCGCGTTCCGCGACGCCGGCGACATCCTCGAACTGATGTTCCACATCATCCGGCACAACTTCGCGGATTTTTTTCTGCGCTGGGCCGGCCGTATTGGACCGGTCCAAGGTCTCGCGGCGAAGCTGTCGGGCGGTTCCGGCCCGACTTCGAACGCGAGCTCGTGATCTGGCGCCCCGTCATGGCGGGGCACGTCAATCTGGGCGAGATCCGAGCCGGCGCGGTTGACCTGGCCGACCTCCTGAAGCTGAACGCGCTAATGGACGCGCAGGAAGCCGCACAGGAGCGAGCGGCAAAGAAGACGAAAGGTAAGCCATGAATGCGATCCGCGAACTGGTGACCGTGCTGCGGTACCAGGTGGACAACTCCGGTCTGCGTCGGTACCAGGAGGCCTACCGCACCGCGCTCGGCAAGATCGGCGCCGGCGTTCGCAATGTCCGCGACTTTGGCCTCGGGTTCGTCGATGGCGTCCGCCAGGGCATCGGCGAAGTGATGGCCGGCCAGCGCGCGCTGAATGCCGCTCAGGCGCAAGGCGTCCGCCAGGTCGAGCAGATGGGTACCGGATACCGTGCGATCGCCGGCGCGGTGCGCACCCTCCTAGCGGGTGTGTCTGTCATCTCGTCCGCGCGCATTGCCGACGAATGGGCGAGCGTCGAGGGCCGCGTCGGACTGGCCACCAACAGCGTTCAAGAGCAGAAGACCGCGCTGGAGGAGATCTACGCCATCGCGCAGCGCGCACGGCAGGAATACGCCGCCACCGGCGACCTGTTCCAGAAGGTGCAGCGCAACGCCAAGGATCTCGGTCTGGAGCTGCGCCAGTCGCTCGGCCTGACCGAGATCATCGCCAAGACGATGACGATCGGTGGCGGCGACACCGGCTCGCAGCAGGCAGCGCTGATGCAGCTCGGCCAGGCGCTGGGGTCGGGGTCGCTGCGTGGCGACGAGCTGAACTCGATCATCGAGCAGGCGCCGCGCCTGGCTGAAGCCATCGCCGAGGCCTTCGGCGTCCGGGTCGGGGAGCTACGCGACCTGGGCAAAGCCGGCAAGCTGACCAGCAAGCAACTGGCCGAGGGGCTGCTCAAGCAGGCCGACAAGATCAACGCCGAATTCGAGCGCATGCCGAAGACCTTCGGCGGCGCGATGGTCGTGCTCAAGAACGCCCTTGGCCGCGAGATCGCCAGCTTCAACAAGGCCACCGGCGCGGCGGAGACCTTCGCCGGCGCCGTTGCGCTGGTGGCGCGCAATCTGCGCTCGGTCCTCGTGGTCATCGGCCTGATTGGCGCGTCCTGGGGCCTCGTGCGCCTGCGCGCGGCGCTGGTCAGCGCGACCCAGTCGGCGACGCTGCTGCAGGCCGCCATGGTTCGGCTGCGCGCGCTGTCGTTGGCCGCGCTTTGGCCGTACCTCCGGATGGCGGCGCTGCTGACAAGCCTCTACCTGATCGGCGAGGACATCCTCGTCTGGCTGCGCGGTGGCGTGTCGGTCACCGGTGGCCTGATCGGGCGCGTCGAGGAATGGCAGGAGTGGATCGACCGGATCCGCGATGGTCTGGCGTGGATCAAGGACCAGCTCGGCGGTCTCAATGACGAGCTGGGCCCATGGCTGCGCAAGTGGGGCACGATCGGCGTGCTGATCCTGGGCCTCAGCGGGCCGTTGTTCCAGGTGCTGCAACTGGTGTCCACGCTGGGAAAAGGCCTGCTCTTCCTCGGCCGCAGCTTCGGCCTCGTGCTGCGCCTGGCGTGGATGCTGGTGGCCGGCTTGGCCGCCGTTGTGGGGTGGCCGGCGTTGCTGGTTGCGGCCGTCGTCGCGGCAGTAGCCGCCGCCGGCGTCGCCATCTACAAGCACTGGGACGACATCAAGAAGTGGGGCGCTGACGCCTGGGACAGCATCACGGCTGGCGCCGGCGCGGCCTACGACTCGATCGTCGCCTGGATCAAGGGCATCGGCCAGTCCATCACCACCTGGATCACCGGCAAGCTGGAAGAAGCGAAGTCCATGTTCAGCAACCTGGCGCCGGACTGGCTCAAGACGGGAGCTTCGTGGGTGGGCCGGAACGTGCTCGGTGTCGGCGCAGCCGACGTGCAGCGCGCCGGCGCCACGACGGCATCCGTCACCGTGCAGAACAACGTCGGTGGGGTCACGGTCAACGCGCCGAACGCCAACCCGGCCACCGTTGCCGCGGCGACGCAGCGCGGCGTGTCGGGCGCGCTGGCCGGCGCGCGCGCCAGTACCGCAGGCGTCGCGGTGCCGATGGTGGAGGCCATGCCATGAGCTTTGTGTCCCTCGTGTTCTCGCTCGGCACCGCCAGGAGCAGCATCGGCGCGATCACTCTCGACGCGCTGCTCGACGAAAGCACGGAGCTCAACAGCCGCGCCACCGAATACGCCGTCGAAGATGGCGCGCCGATCTCCGACCACATCGTCCAGGAGTCGGAGCGCCTGTCCCTGTCGGGGTGGGTCACGGCGGCCGATACGGAACTGTTCGGAGCCGGCGGCCGCAGCAAGCTGATCACGGCAAAGGATGCCCTGCGCGCCATGCACGCGGAGCGCGTGGCCACGACGGTCGTGACGGGCCTGGACACCTATCCCGACATGGTGATGGAGACCTGCAAGGTCAGCCGGGACGGGAAGGGCGAGTTCCTGCATCTTGCCTGCGAGTTCAAGCGCATCCGCAAGGCGACGCTTCGCACGGCGGAGATCCCACCCGACAAGGTCTCCGCATCGGCCTCAGGCGGACGCGCAAAGGGCAAGGCCGGCGCGACCAAGACGAAGGCCGGCAAGGTGAGCGGCACGCAGCCGACGGCGCAGGAGCGCTCCCGGCTCTCCAGCAACGTGAACTGGGGACGCTGATGATCAAGATCCCGGTGCTCGACGCGAACGACAGCCTGACCGAGGTTGTGCTGGACGGCGAAACCTTCTTCCTGCATCTGTCGTGGAACAGCGAGGCGGAGCTGTGGACGCTCGCGATCGAGAACGCCTACAACGAGGTGATCATCAGCGGGATCGCCGTGGTGCCCGACACACCGTTGCTGGACCGCTACCGGCATCTGCTGGTGCCGGCCGGCGAGCTGGTCGCGCTGGCGCCGGATCGGCGAGACAACATCAGCCGCGAGGCCTTACCGTCCGGCGACGTGGCGCTGATCTACGTCGAGGCGGAGGAATTGGCCAATGGCACGCTTCAATAGGGTCTACCGCGCGCTGATCGGCCATGCCGGCCGGCCCGGCATCGAGATCCGGCCGCCGATCCGCATTACCTTCGACGTCGAAAAGGACGCCAGCGAGCAGCCGAACCCGCACAAGATCCGCTTCTTCAACCTGGCGCCGGCCACGCGCAAAGGCATCGAGGAGCCGGACTTACGCTGCGTGCTGTATGCCGGGTACGGCGAAGAGGATGGCCCGATCCTGCTGGCTGCCGGCGCCATCACCTTCGCCTACAGCTACTTCGATGGACCGGACGTGGTGACCGAGCTCGAGGTGCGAGACGGCTACGTCGAGATCCGCGACACCGCGGTATCCCTCGGCTATGGGCCCGGCGCCACGGCTCGAACCATCATCACGGACATCGCCAAGCAGATGGGCCTGCCGCTGGTAATGGCGAGGGACGTGCCGGACCGCGCCTGGCAGAACGGCTTCTCGTTCTACGGGCCGGCGCGCCAGGCGCTGCACAAGGTGGTGCAGGGAACTGGCCTGGAATGGTCGATCCAGAACCAGACACTGCAGGTGGTGCCCAAGCGCGGCACGACACTGCGGCAGGCGGTGGTGCTGGCCGCAGACTCGGGCCTGATCGGCTACCCGGAGCGCACCCGCGAGGGCGCGCGCGAGAAGGCGAGGGTCAAGGACGAGCGGACCGGCAACCGCGCCAACCTCGTCAGCGCCGAGCAGCAGCGCGACGGCTGGCGCGTGCGATCGCTGCTGCTGCCGCAGGTCAACCCGGGCGACCTGGTCAAGCTGGAGAGCCGTTCGGCCGAGGGCTTCTACCGGGCCGAGAACGTCAAGCACACCGGCGACTCTGAAGGCGGCGACTGGCAGACCGAGCTGCATCTGGTCGATCGCAAGGCGCCTGTCAAACCGAAGAAGAAATGATGGACATCACCGAACTGCGCCGGCTGATCGCGACCGAGCTATCCGAGGTCCATACGACCTTGCCGGGCGTGATCGTGAGCTACGACGGCCGGACGGCGGTGGTGCGACCGGCGCTGCCGAAGCAACTGGCCAGCGGCCAAGTGCTGGACGCCCCGCAGATCGTGCAGGTGCCGGTTTGCTGGCCGATTGGCGACGTGGGCGGGGCGGTGGCGCTCATCTCGGTGCCACTTAAGCCGGGCGACCCGGTGAAGCTGTCCTTTTCCGAGCGCGCGTTGGAGAACTGGCTCTCGGGCTCGGATGGGCCGCCGGATGATCCGCGGCAGTTCGACCTGTCCGACGCCTTCGCGACGCCGGTCATGCGACCGGGCGCTGCCGCGGCCGACACGGTCAACGTGAGCGTGCAGTACGGCGCCTGCTCCCTGAAACTGTCACCGGCGGGCGATGCGACGCTCGTCGGGCCCGGGACGTTCACGGTGGACATGGTGACTGTGTTCAAGCAGGAGGTGACCATGGAGAAGCTGCTGACATACATGCAGGGTCTCGCAGGGGCGGGCGGCGCTGGCCGCACGACCATCACCGGGGATATCGACCACACCGGCGGCACGATCCGCTCCACCAGCATCGTCCAGGATGGCCACCGCCATACCGACAGCATCGGCGGCAAGACGTCGACACCGGAGCAGTGATGGCCCTCGATCTCGCACTGACCTCCGGCCATGACCTCGACCTATCTCCGGCTGGCGATACCTCGCTGATCGACGGCGCCGAGCGCATCGCCCAGCAGATCAAGGTCACGCTGCTGACGTTCCTCGGCGAGTGGTTCCTCGACGTGACCGTCGGCGTGCCGTACCTCGAGCAGGTACTGATCAAGGCGCCGGACCGCGCGGCGCTGGAAGCCATCTTTCGGTCCCGCATCGCCGCGGTGCCGGGCGTCCGTCTGGTGCGGCGAATCGATCTGCAGATCGACCACCAAGTCCGCGCGCTGGCAGTCGACTTCGAGGTGGACAGCGACGAAGGGCTGATCGCCCGCCGCTACCTTCTGTAAGCACAAGGAATTACCGACATGGCCTACGGTGTAACCCCGGAGGGGTTCGTGCGCCCGCGCCTGCCCGAAATCCGTCAGGAGATCGTGCAGGACTTGAACGACCGGCTGCGCAATGCCGGCTTCACGGGCGAGGTCGAAACGCGGCCGAACTCGATCACCGGCATCCTGATCGACACCTTCGCCGAGCGCGAGGCCGCGTTGTGGGAGCAGGCCGAGGGCGTCTATCTGGCGATGTATCCGGGGTCAGCCTCCGGTACGTCACTGGACAACTCGGTCTCCTTCACCGGCGTGGGCCGGCTCGACGCGGAGAAGTCTCGCTGCTATGTGGTCTGCTACGGGCCCGTGGGCACTGTGGTGCCCGCCGGCTCCCAGATCCGGCATCGGTCGACGCAGACGATCTGGGCGCTCGCGGCGGACGTGACCATCACGCCGGGTGCGGCCGCGGACGTCGTCGTGGTGCCGGCGGTGGTGGCGAACCAGCTCTACCGAATCACGCTGGACGGTACCGACTACACCTACACGTCGGACGCCACGGCCACGATCGCTGAGATCCTGGCCGGCCTGGTCGCCGCACTCAGCAGCTCGCCCTATACCGTCAGCAGCGACGGCGCGTCGGTGCGCATCGTCTCCGACGGTCGGGTGGCCTTCTCCGTGACGCTGGGCGGCCCGCTGACGCTGTCGAGCGTCGGCTCCCCGGTGCTGGCCGAGACGATCGAGCCCATGGCCGAATCGGCCGCGCCGGGCGACCTGAATGGCATTGTCACGACGGTCACCGGCTGGGACGCGGTCAACAACCTGCAGGCCGCGGTGGTCGGCCGGTTGGCCGAGAACGACGCCGAGCTGCGCGCGCGGTATCCGAGCGGTCTGTTTCGCCTGGGTGCCGCGACGAAGCCCAGCATCGCCCCGAACATCCGGGACCGGGTGGCCGGCATCACGGCGATCAAGGACTTCCAGAACGACACGGACTTCACCGACCCGGTCGGCCGGCCGCCGCACAGCATTCACGTGGTGGTCGACGGCGGGTTGGACAACGAGATCGGCGACGCGATCTATCGGGTGAAGGCAGCCGGCATCGACACGTACGGGTCGATCGCGGTCGAGGTCACCGCCGACGACGGCGACAAGCACATCGTGCGCTTCGATCGGCCGGCGCCGGTCTATGTCTGGGTGAGGGCGCTGATCACGCTGCTGCCGGCGACCGAGCAGGCCTTTCCGCCCGACGGCTTCACGCAGGTCGCGCAGGCGATCGCCGCCGCGGGCAACGCGCTGGGCATCGGTCAGGATGTTGTCCAGCAGCGCTTCTACTGCGCGGTCTACGCGACGCCCGGCATCGCGCATGTCGATCTGACGTTCGCGCACTCCACCAACCCGGCGTTCGACCCGCAGCCTGGCGACTACTCGCCGGCGAACATCACCATTGCCGACTTCGAGGTGGCGAAGTTCGACCTGTCGCGCATCGAGGTGTCCTGATGGATCTGACACAGGATCACGCTGGCACTGCGTGGGGACACTGGCTAAGCCAGTTCGACGGCAAGCCGCGACTCGAAGCGCTGGTCAAGGCGCTGCTCAAGCCGGCCGACGGCATTCAGGGCGCGCTCAAGGCGCTGTACGAAGAGCGCTGGCTCGACACCGCAGTCGGGAAGCAACTCGACGGCATCGGAGAGATCGTCGGCCTGTCGCGCGTCATCGACGAGGCGCTGTTCACGGCCTTCTTCGGCTTCGTCGGCCAGCCGGCCATCGGCGGCTTCGGCCAGGCGCGCATCCGGCGCGCGTACGAGAACGCGCTAGTCGGATCGACCACGCTCCAGGACCCGGAGTACCGGAAGCTCCTGTACTGGAAGATCGCGCTGAACAACGGCCACGGCACGGCCCCAGAGATCGTCACGGCGCTGAAGCCCATTTTCGACGTCGAGCGCGTGATCGTCGAAGACGCCGGCAACGCCAAGATCCGGATCTGGGTCAGCAAGATTCCTGGGCCGGCAGACGTGCTCATGAACAACCCGTATCGCTGGGTGCCGAAGGCGGCTGGCGTGGGCGTGAAGATCATCACCGGCTCGACACCAACACCGTTTGGCTTCCTGAATCAGGGCTTCTACGGATTTGGCGTCGGCGTATTGACAAGGGGTATTTGATGGCAGCGATGGATTTCTTCAGCCAGTTCGAGACGCTGTGGGCTCAGACCGGCCAGGTCGAGGCGATCGAGGACAACCAGTACAAGGCCGGCTGGGCGTACATCGGCGCCACGCCGCCGTCGGTCGAGCAGTTCAACAAGGTACAGCAGCTCAGCGACCAGAAGGCTGCGTGGCTGTTCGCTCAGATCAAGGAGCTGGCCGAGCGAGCCGGTTTTGACCTTACGGCGGCTACCACCGATGCTCTAACTCGCGGCGTGTCCCGGCTGTCGGCGAGCGTGGTCGGGATGATGCGCAACGGACGGATGTCCATCGTCAACGCCACGCAAACGGCTTCCTTCACGGCTGATGAACTGATCGTTCAGGACGGACTGAACGGAGCGGCCTATCGCCTCGCCAACTTTAACGAAGGGATCAATCTGGGAATCACAGGCGCGGGGGGCATGGATACCGGCCTTGCGCCTGCGTCGGGTTTCGTGGCGATCTATGCGATCCACAATCCGACTACGGATGAGAGCGCGCTGCTAGGCAAGGATGCGACCACCGCGGTCCAGCCTGAGGTCTATACCGGCGACCACATGCCAGCAGGGTTCGAGGCATCCGCACTTGTGAGCGTCTGGCCTACCAATGCGACTCGGCAATTGGCATTGGGGCATCAGCGCGATCGGGAAGTGTTCACGACGTACAACGCGATGTTGTCGACGACGGTCAAGCAGACCGCGCTGACGCCGTTGTCAGTGGCCGCCTATGCGCCTCCCAATGCCAAAACGCTGTCGGGTGATGGTGGCCTGTCGGCGTCTGTCGATACGGCGGGCGACCTCTTCGTGGCAGGCGCGCCTGGGGGCAATATCGGGCTGAAGCACATTACCCAGACTTCGCTCAAGGCTGGCGCCGCGCAAATCGGTACCTATTCGTATGTCCCCGTCATCGAGCAGCAGAAGATCTACTACGTGGCGACGACCACGGCCGGGACAATGAATGCCACCATTTACATTTCGAGCTACACGTTCTGACCATGATCCACGTTCAATTCGCCGACGACACTGAAGCCGGGATCGTTTCGTACTTCCCGTGCCCGCAAGATCCCAAGGTCTTTCGGCACCTCGGGGTCGTGGAGGCCTCTGACCCACGGTGGCATGCGTACTACGAGCAGCTCGCGGACGCTGGGCTGCCGCTGGAGGGCGTGCCGGCGCCTGAATAAGCCTTACAGTTTCGGCCGGTAGACGGCAAAGACGAAGTCGGGGCCGACTTGGCCGTTCCGCTCGAGCCATTCCTCCATGCCTTGCAGCAGGTGAATGAGCGCCAGATCTTCGCTGGCGGACTCGTCGAAGTTGGTCGCGATGCCCTTAAACACGTGGTTCAGGACAGAGCCGCCAAGCGAATGGAACTCGACACGCTCGAACCGTTGGTCGAGGGCCGGGACGATGTCCTCCGAGCGGACGGCTTCCGATGGATCTTCCGCAATAACCTCGTGTATAGCTTGGCGCGACGCGGCATTCTTTGTCGTGGTGCCATCCTTCGAAAGCCGATATCGCGGCGGCAGAAGATGCAAAAGCGTTGTGGCGTAACGAAGCTGGTCGTCGGAATACTGCAGTCTGTTCGGGCCGACGTAGTCGACGATCAGCAGAACGCCACCCGGCTTTAGACACGCTCGCACGGTATCGAGGCAGTGTTCCAGGTTTTCGACGTGATGGAGCGAGTGGAAGAAGATCGCGACGTCATAGGATGCCGCGGGGATCTGAAGAGCATTGAGATCCGCGACCTGGTAGCGCAGGTGGGTCGCTCCCATCTCTGCCGCCTTGGTGTTGGATACCCCCACCAGTTTGGGATTGAGCTCGTAGCCATCAATGGCGGCGCACTCATACCCGAAATTGGCGATCAGGCTCCGCTCAAGGTGTCCGCTCCCCGAGCCGAAGCTCGCCATCCGAATATCGGGCCGGCCCGTGACGTATCTGTCCTTGAAATACTGGAGGAAATGCAGATTCGGGTCGCCTGTCACGAGCCTGTTGTAGTAGGCATGCATGGAGGCGAGCGAGGCAGCATTGCCTGCCGTAAAGCGGCGGATGTCCACATCCTCGGCTAGATGGTCCCATGCATTCTCAGCTGTGTTCCGCGCCTTGGCGAAAGCCCTGCGCAGCACGCTAACAATGCCGCGAACAGGCGAGGTGGCCTGCTGATCTAGGAAGGTCGCCATTGGTTCCAGCTCCGTTCTTGTTGTCGGGCGACGATGCACCCCATTGGCCGAAGGATTCTATCCGCCGTCAGAACCTGTACCCGAGCGCGTCACTTAAGGCCGCTTCAGTGGAGTGCGGCGAATGCGCTTGGCTATCGGCTTTACAGATTGGTCGTCCGTCTTGGGTGCAGTCGATACCAATTCCGGATTGCCTAGTTTCTTGCTTGCGCTGAGCTTCGAAGGATGGTTTGGGCCAGGATTGCCGCCTTCATCGAACACCCCCATGTCCACGCCTAGTTTGATCATTCGCTCAATGTGGGGGATAGCTCCGGCGATGTCTCCATGCGCAATAGAAGAGCCGATCGACTTCAGCATTCCAACGAGTTCGTCTGAAACGGGATCCTCTGGTGGTGGGATCCTCTCGGCTGCGAGTCGGAGATACATGCCAAGCATTGCGATTAGGCGCTGTTGGCTGTCAGCTATGAGCTTGTGAGCCCTAGTCTCTCGCTCTTTTGACTCCACAAGCTGCCCGAGGAGTTGTACGCGATCCCGCAGTTCGACAAGCACTTCATTCGAGGGCGCTGTGAAGCTGGTCTCTAGCCGAAGCACAACTTCGGCGTTGAGGGACCGGCCGGACTCGGCGGCAGACGCCTCGAGCTTATGGCGAAGCTCGTCCGGCATGCGAAGGGGATACGGGCGTTGCTGGTGGCGATCGGTCATGCGCCCGATTATCTGATTCTTTTTGGTATCACACAAAGAGTCTAGTTGACATCCACATGAATAGATATCAAAATGAATCCACATCGCGACTCTTGGGAGCATTGCATGAAAGGATACCAACCTACGCCGTTCGCGCTCCGTATGGAGCCGGAGCTTAAGGAGTGGCTCGCCGCCAAAGCGAAGGAGAACGCACGCAGTCTGAACTCTGAGATCGTCCATAGGCTGCGGACCACTAAGGAGAGGGAGGTGCAGCATGCGCAACAAGCTGCCTGAAATGGAAAACGCCCCAGCAGTTGCAGCTGCTGAGGCGTCTGAAGCGAAGTGAACCTTGGACGGGAATCACATCATGAGCAATGTTAGCACACCGGCCGCTGGCCGCAATTTCGGCATTGAGGACGAGGCCGAGACCTTGGGGAACGTTGTGGGAGGCCAGGCCGAGTTTGCCAAGTCGCTGTTCACCGCTATCGCGGAGCTGTCGACCAACCCCAAGATGACGCAGACGGTGATCGGCCTCGCCAAGTGCGGTCAGTGGGTGTCGGAAAACATGGACGCGGACGTCGACTACATGGTCGACAACATCCTCAGCCGTTGCCGGAGGGGCTTGCAATGAACCGCTCGACCATTACACCGGAGAAGCTGAAGCCCGTCGTCTGGAAGCAGGCGAACGTGGTGACCACCGAGTTGCTGGCCAAGCTGTATGGGACCAAGCCCCATAACCTCGTGAAGAACTTCCGGGAGAATCAGGATCGGTTCGTGGAGGGGAAGCACTACTTCAAGGTTGTCGGGCCTCAGCTTGCCGATTTGCGCGCAACTTTTAGTGACTTGCAAATTTCGCCGAAGGCCCGGCATCTGATCCTGTGGACGGAGCGCGGTGCCGCCCGCCACGCGAAGATGCTGGAGACCGATCAAGCCTGGGACGTCTTCGAAAAGCTTGAGGACTGCTACTTTCGGCGCCAGGACGACAGAAATGCGCGGAGCACATTGAAGGACCGCATCCCGTTGCACTATGCGGCCGTCGGGATCATGGCCACCTTAGGTCTGCCACAGGGGCGGTCGTACCAGATGATGAACCTGTATGCAAAGGTCAGGCGGATGTCTCAGATGACTCGCGGACAGGTCAGCGAGACGACCGACTTCACAGAGCGCTTGTTGCACGGGATGGCTACGCGCCAGGACTTCGAGCGGATCGATGCCAACCGGATCGAGTTGCATGGAGAGTCTGCACAGCTCGACCTGATTACGAAGGCCGTACCTTTGATCCATGGACGGCCCACCTAATTCCGAGAGAATCTCGTATTTGATTGACGACACGGCCCGCCTCTGCGGGCCTTTTTCACGCCCGCCTCGCGCGGGCGTTTTTCGTTTCTGGAGCCAGCAATGCCATTCACCCATCCAGACCAACTGGTCGGCGGTCGGAACATGGCCGCCTTCCTGGACATGCTTGGATTCAGCGAAGGGACCACGACAGTCGCCGGCAGCGACGACGGCTACAACGTGAACGTCGGCGGGAAGCTCTTCACCGGCTACGACAGGCACCCGCGCATCGTGGTGCTGACGCGCTGGGGCCTGAGCGACGCGGCCGGCCGCTACCAGATCATGGCCGCCGTGCCCGGGAAGATCCGGACCGACACGTGGGACTGGGCGAGCCGCGCCTGCGCCGTGACTGACTTCAGCCCGCGATCGCAGGACATCGTCGCCGCGTACCTGGTCAAACGCCGCGGCGCGCTGCCCGATCTGCTGGCCGGCCGGTTCGCTGAGGCGGTGCGCAAGTGCCGGCAGGAATGGGCCAGCCTGCCCGGCGCCGGCTATGGCCAGCGTGAGCACCGGCTGGAGACGCTGCGGGACGTCTACCTGGCGCACGGCGGTACCGATATCGAGGCGTAAGCCCAATGGGAAAGACGATGGATCTGAACGAACTGGGGGGCGTGCCGGGCGGCCCGAGCGGGGCACTCGGCGCGATCGTGGCGGCTATCGGCGGGGCGATCTGGCTCGTGCGCAAGGTCTGGCGGTCAGACCGGGTAGAAGGGGCGCAGAGCCAGGCCGAGATCGACATCATCGCGCGGCTGTCCGAGCAGCTCGACAAGGCGAACGCGCGCGCGGACCTGGCCGAACAGCGGGCCGACACCGCCTACAAGGAGCGGAACGAGCTGCTGCGCGAGATCGGCGACCTGAAGCGGACGATCGCCGAACTGACGGCCGAGGTTCGCTTCCTGAAGGAGAGGCTTGATGGGAACGCTACGTGACTGGGTGCACCGGCACCGAGCGACGTTTCGCCGCGTGGCTCACGCCACCGAGGCCGTGACCTTGGTGCTGGTCATCGCGACGGGCGGCGCAGTCGGCGGCTACGCGCTGGCGCAATGGCAGGCGCGGGACGTCATTGTGCAAATGCGGACCGACCACGCGGCCGAGATCGAGCGGCTGCAGCGCACGTTCTCGTCGACGCTGCAGGCCTTGGCGCCGCGGCTCGGCGACATCGCGCAAACGGCATCCGCGGCGGCCGGCGCGGCGGCGCAAGCGGCCGAGACATCGGCGGAGGCCGCGCGCACCGTGAAACAGGCCGCCCGGACCACGCCGGCGCCGCTGTCCGAGGCGGAGCGGTCGCGCCTCAACGGCGCGATCGAGGCTGCAAACCGGAAGGTGAAGGAGGGCGCCAGGTGAGGGCGATTCTGTTCTGTCTGCTGCTGGCCGGCTGCGCTACCGCCCCGCCGGCAGAGCGCGAGGGTTGCCCGCCGCTGCCAACGATCAAGCGTGGCGCCGGCCGGGATGCGCTGCTCGCTCACATCGACACGACGGCGAAGATGTACGCCGAATGCGCGACGAGGGAACGATGATCCAGACCACTGCAATTCGAGCTGCAGCAGCGGCTGTGCCGTGGCGCGCGGTCGCGGCCGTAGCGCTGGCCGGCGCTGCGTTCGGCGCGGGCTGGACAGTGAACGGCTGGCGCAAGGATGCGGAACTGGCCGAGCTGACTGCGGCGCGCGCGCAAGCCGACCTGGCGACGGTGAATCAAGCGTTGGGCGATCTGAAGGTGGCCGGCGCGGACATCCGCGCGCGGGCCGACGAGTACCGCGGTATCACGACCCAGCTGGGCGCCACCGTCAGCACCATCCGAAAGGAACTGAAGAATGCGAAGCCTTTGCCTGCTGATTGCCGCCCTGACGATTTCCGGGTGCGCAAGCTGTCCGACGCCGTCGACGCTGCCAAGCGTGCCGCCGCCGCTCGATAGCGCGCTGGCGGCGCCATGCGTGGTGCCGGACGCCCCGCCGGCGGCCGACTATGACGTCTGGCAGGACTGGATGGTCACGGTCCTTGCCGCGCTTGGCGACTGCGCGGCGCGTCACCGGAAGACGGTGGACGCGTGGCCATCATAGGGCGTTCGAGCTTCACCACCGGGGCCGTGCTTAGCCGGCGGGACCTTCACCAAAGCCTCGCGCCGGCGACTGAAGCGTAGATCGATGCTGCCGGCAGGGGGGGCATATCGTATCGGCCACAAAAAAAGCGTCTGCCTGCGGCAGACGCTCGAAGCGCACATCAATGCATGCGACGGTGCCCAGCATTCGGGTCCGGGCCATGGCATTCTAGTGCCTGCGATCGTGGACAGCCAGCGGCACGCCGGCAGTTTAGACAAATCTTGAAGCGACAGCTGCGACCAGCGGAGGTGTACCCCCATTGAGTCGGTCGCGCCGGTCGATTTGCTCCGCCACCTCAGACGGTCTCCGGTTCGTGCGGAACCCCGTCTCAACAAGCGCGCAATGGCGATCGCAAGCAAGTATCGCTTCTAATTTTGAGTACCGATGCTGATCGATCAGGGCGGAGCGCACTACGTCGCGGTACTCTTCGCGTGCGCTGTGGGCGGAGATGAGCATGGCGTGAGTGTACGCGCTGTGGAGAATCAAGCGCGTCCAACACAAAAAAAAGCGCCGAACCAGAGTCGGCGCCGGGAACTCGCTTTGTCATGGCGAGGGGTCAATAAGGGGCAGCGCCGGGGAAGAAGGCGCCGCGGCGGGAAGTGTATCTTGGTTCGACCGATTTGCAAATAGATCAAGGTGCCGAGCGTTCGGCTATCGAACGGCAGGCACCCGGTTTCGTTCCCAGATGTCGCGCAACTCTTCGGCCGTCATGGCCGGGAGGTCGGCCGGGCAGTACCGCTTTGGCATGGGTCATGACGCCGCGGCGCCTCACAGAAGGGGGAACTGCGCCGATTCCTGATCCAGCACGATCGGCCGCCCGACCGGGAACCGGTGGTGGCGATCGTAAGCCTGGAAGGACAGGGCGTCCGGGATCCAGCGGATGGCGTTCAGGTGCCGCGTCTCGACGCCGCGCACCAGGATAGCGCCGCGGTCAACCGTTACGGCTTGGCAGGGCAGCAGGATCTCGTCACGGTCGTCACCGAAGAACTCGACCTCGAGGAAGATGGACTTGGCGGGGTAGGTGGCAGGCATCGTCGGCTGTCTAGATACTGTATGGATGTACAGTATAACGCGTTGGCGCCGAGTTCCCAAAGGCGCCGAATACTTGCTCATACGCCGCCCGGAAACCCGCATGGCTACGTGCCTTTTTTCTGAGCAGAGTATTCGGCACAAAAGGCGCAATCCGTTGACTGGATGCGGTTTCGTGGCGAGTGCATAACAATATGGGGTGCAGGTGGTCGGAGGTTCAAATCCTCTCGCCCCGACCAAATTGAAGCCCGCGTAATCGCAAGATTGCGCGGGCTTTTGCTTTTGGCACGGTAGTGGCCTGTCGACAGGTAGTTAGAAGGTTTCTAATTAGCCTGCTTGGCATAGCCAATCGGCGGATGCAGTCGGACGATCGACACCGGCACCTCTCGCTGCTTGATGTAATCCTCGGTCGTCGATCGATCCGTGTGAACCCGGTCGACCAGCAATGCATCGAGGTTATAGCCGGCCCGCTTTGCATCGCTCAT